CCAACAGGTAGAAAAATATCTATCACAAATTAAAGAAGTTAACGAAGCAGTACAAAAGAAACACTTCTCTACTAAGTATCCTAATCCATTAAAGGGATATCCTTATCAGAAAGAGGAAACTGAATCTAATGAAGAGAAATTACAAGAAGCATTTAGACCTAACCCCGAATTAAGAGATGTTAAGAAACTTGATAAAATGCTAGAGAGTGCATACAAAAGTATGAACAAATTACAAAATGGTAAATCTCTCTATCTGAGAAAATGCAATGATGGTATTGTAGACGCTAGAAGAGCTTTAGACGAATATGTTGATGCTATTGAGAGCGGAAAGCTTGACTAATGAAAACCTTTCATGAACTGGCTATACACGAGACAGTGGATAGTTTACAAGAGACTAACACTAATATAACCGACAATCCTTTTAGATTGGGTTCTATGATGTATTTTGAAGTCATCAATGAGGCAAGGAAGAGATTAAGTGAAGATAGATACGTACTTACAGAGGTTGATAAACAAATCCTAGAGACAGACTTAGGTGAGTTTGAGGTCTATGAGGGTAACATGGTTCCTCTAGATTGTCCTATGATTATGGAAGAAGATGACAAGAAAGACGTTAAACTGAACTCACCAAAGGTCGGTGGCTCCAAAAAATACTATGTCTATGTAAAAGACGGTGATAAGATTAAGAAGATATCATGGGGAGATACTACAGGGTTGAAAGTAAAACTGAATAACAAGAAGGCAAGAGCATCTTTTGTTGCAAGACACCAATGTGACACAAAGAACGATAAGACTACGGCAGGCTATTGGGCATGTCGATTACCATACTACGCAAAACAATTAGGTTTGAGTGGTGGGGGAGATTTTTTTTGGTAGTCTAAATATAGGTGTAGGTTATATTATGAGAGAATTATATCACAGTTATTTAAGAGATGATAGAAAGGCAGAAGTCTATAAGACAGACAAGGGCTGGGAAGTAGACCTTAGTAGTTCAATAGGTAACGAATATGCAACAAGGAAGGTTCACGACCACTCAGAAACATATGCTGAGAATGTCGCAGAGAACTATGTTGATAAGATATTTGATTTAGAACCAAATGACTTTGGATACTATGGATATAAGGAGAAGACAGACAACTATGTTAAAGGACTTGACGACTAAACCATACACAGAACGAATAGAAGAACAACATGGTACAGGTGTACCATATGTTATCAGAGAGTTCACAGAAAGTGTCGAAAATGAAGAACTAGTATGGCACCGTGATAAAGAATCAAGGGTGGTCAATGTTCTAAGTGGAACTGGGTGGCAACTACAGCACGATGATGAGTTACCCATACAATTAAACCAAGGAGAAGAGTATTATATCCCCAAAATGACCTACCACAGGTTGTTAAAAGGACAAGGAAATCTTGTTGTTAGGATACGAATTACATAAATAAGACTATGAGTTATAAATCAGAAAATTGGAAAGAAAAACTAGACGAGGTTCGTAACTATATTGAACCACGTAAAGAAGGTACAGTAGAAAAGACTGCTGAGCAAATTATTTCCGATGAAATTGACCAAGAATTATCAACTTACTTCTCGGAAGATACACTTCCCGAAGTAGAGGATATAAAAGAGTTTGAACAAGGCCTGGATGAAGTTCAACAAAAAGAAGTTGAATCATTAAAGAAATTATCTAAGGATATGCAGGCAGTTCTAAAAGGTTATCAGAAGATTGTTGGAATGGGTGATAAAGAACTTAAGGATAAGAAGTACAACAAAGATTACGAAGCAGTCCTTAAAGCAAGAGATGTCATCTTCACACTGATTGGTAAAGTAAACACTCAAAAGACTTTAAATAAAGAAGAAGTCCAAGAAGAGAACACATCTCTCGAAAAGACAGTTGAAAAATTAACAGAAAAAAACATGTTAGGCAGACTTGCAAAGTCTTTACGTCTTGATGAACAAGGTAAAGAAAAAATGTTTGACTACTTCGAAAAAGGGGAATTAGAACAATGAAATTTGAAGGACTAGGACACGGTTTATCTGCAGACTTACTTGCAGCTGCCAATGCAATTGTATTAGAGAGTGGAGACTACAAGAAGTTTTTCCAAGCTGCACTTAAGAAGTTTGGTGTTACATCACCAGCAGAACTTAAGGGTGACAAAGAGAAAGAATTCTATGACTACATCGATAAGAATTGGGATGGTAAGGATGAGACAAAGGAACATCATTCAAAGAAAGGTGAAAAACCTCATGCACACGAGTCAAAGATAGACGAAGATGTTCGAGATATGAAAAACTTCAAAAATAAAGACCGTAGAGGTCATGAAGCTAGTTTATATATCGAAACAAAGGGTAAAATTTCCAAAGATGAATTAACAGTTATAGATAAACTAATTAGTAAAATTAGGAAAATGCATGTAACTAGTTTTGATGGTGCATCTGATGAACCAAATTCTTTAGAATTTTACGGTGACGAAAAGTCTTTAGACAAATTTATTTCTGATAGAAATGTACAAAAGATTGTTAAAAAGTATAAGGGTAAGGTAAACGGGCCAACGAAAAACGAATCAGTTAAAATTGAAGAAGTCTTACCAACACCAATTGACGGTGTCGCAGAATCAGAAACATTTAACGAGAAGGCTGGAAAGTATGCAAAATACTCAGACCTTCTTATGCAAAAAGCAAGACTAGTTGCACAAGGCCCAGTTGCAACAAAAGAAGTTGGTGACATTAACAAGAAGATTGCATCTGAAATCAAAAAATTAGGTATTAAAGAAGACAAAGGATTTGAAAAAATTCTTATGGCTGCATTCAGTGAAGGTTTAGACGAAGCAAAACCAAGTAAGAAGTTTATCAAACTTGGTGACGAAAAAAAAAATCTAACGATTGAGAAACTAAATCCTAAGAAGCAGGAACAAATCATTGACTTATATAATAAGTTAATGGATGTGAAACACGGTAGTTCTGAGTTCAAAAAGATGAAAGACCAAATTGCTAAACTTCAATCAGAAGAAGTAGTTTCAGAATCATCAAGAGATTACTACAAAGAAGCAGATGCTTTAATCTCTAAACATGGTGAAGAAAAAGCATTTATATACAAGTCACCTAAACTTAATAAAATAGTAAAGGAACTACAAAAACTCATCAAAGATGAAGTCAAAGCAGGTTTCAAAGATTCTAAAAAACAAGGTGAGACAGTAATAAAACAATTACAAAAGTTAGAAGTAATGGGTTATGATGAAAATATCGTTATGACAAACAAACAACATTCTAACTTTAAATTTGATGGTGACACTGCATTTAGAGAAGACATGGCAAAAATCATCATGCAAGATGTGATTCTATCATACGCAATATTTGGAGAGTAGAATGAATTTATTTCACGAAGCAAAGAAGGTACTAGACAAGGATGGAAAGGTTAATCCTTTAGGCCCTTATGGTAAGATGAAACTTACTGGTAGAGAAGTTTCTACCTACTTCAGAAGAAACAAAGTTAGTGACCCCGAAGTCAAGAAAGCAGTAGAAGTTGCACTTGACATGAGTGGTGCAATGGATATTGCAGCTAAAGAAATTAAGAAGTTCTTTGGTGATAAGATTCTTAAATCAAAAGAAGTACAGTCTGCACTTAAGTATGCAAACGAAGAGACTGTATCAGAAGGTAAGAAGATACAAGACATAGTTCGTAAACACAAAAGAGAACTTCAGAAAGCACAGAGAAGTGGTAACCTAGACCTATCTAAGAAAGCAGAAGACGAACTTAGTAATTGGGCAAGTTCCAGTGGTGAGATTCGTGGAGACGATGAAGACGAATTCATTGACTGGTTAGATAGTAACCTTGACGATTTAGTTAAAGGTAAAATCAAAGAAAGTACTATATCAGAGAACTATAGAGTTCTTGCAAAACATGGTATGGGTGCAGAGACTAAGAACTCAATCAAAGTTGGTACAGAAATAGATTACTATCAAGCAGACGGTGCAAAGTACATGGGTAAAGTCACTAAGATGGGCCCAAAGAGTTACATCGTAAGAGATGACAAGACTAAGAAGAATTACCAGTTCATGTACCATGACAGAGTTAAGGCAAAGAAATATCTTAAGCAAGGTGATAACATAGGTGAATCATACCTAAACATGTTTGCAGAAGAAATGATTACTTACAGAGTTAAAGGAATGCAGAAACCCGAAGAACAAAAATTCATTCGTTCTGCTAAAATGATGGGTCTAAAGATTACTATGGACAAAGGTAAGAAAGATACAGTAATCGTTATGAGTGGAACTAAGAAGAAACTCAGAGACTTTGATGCAGTTGCAAGGGGTAAATCATCATATGGTGACCCTTCAACAATAACACACTTTGACGAGAAGTAGGCAATGAGTGTCAAAGGTGATGCAAGATACAAACTTTTTAAGGAAAAACTTAAGAAGTTAGGGTACATCAAAGACGCTGCAAAGAAGACCAATGCCGTAATGGAGAAGGCTTCAGATTTTGCAATGATGAGTGACGGTGGCAATAAGAAGATTGCACGTGCAGTATCAAAGGCAAAATCAGAAAAAGAATTGCGTGCCATGATACAGAAAATCAGCACTATGGCTGGTGGAAAGTATTCGGAAGCACAAGAGGATGAAGTTATCGATAGAGCCATCGATGCTTTTAACTCAAAAGCAGCGGGAATGCAATTAAGACCCGATGCAAACATCTTAGTACAACTATCAAAAATGGTTGATACTAAACGTGATACCGAGATTAGAACCGATGACATGAAAAAGTTAAAGGTGAAAGCAGCGGATGCAGAGAAAGTTTATAACGCTTTAATGTCTGTTAAGCCTGCCTTGCGAGATAAATACTCTCGTCTATTACAAAAAGATGTAAAAACATTTAAAAAGACTTTTGATACTATATTAAGAGTCGCAAAATAAAGAGGAAATTAAAATGGCACTATGGGGACATACAAGTGGAACTGAATCAAAACCTAACTGGTTAAGTGAAGCGGATAAAACAAACACATCAGCAAAACCGCACGGTTGGGAACTGAAGAAGATTGTAGGAAGTAGAACATTGACTGAAGTCCTAGTGGCATGGTCAAGCTCTGGTCTAACAACTGCTTTGGGTGCTGCTGATATCACTGATATCGATTGGGTATCAACTGCATGGGATGTATCTGCTGGTGGAACACTATCTGCTAAGGTAGTATTCAACGAAGCAGTAGACGTTACTGGAACACCTCAACTATCTGTTGCTAACAATGGAAGCGGAAGAGGCCCACACGTACTATCATATGCAAGTGGAACAGGTTCTAACGAACTTACTTTCTCAATTGCATACGGTGCTGCAAACGCTGCAATCGCTGCTGGTGATGTACTTTCAATCGGTGCTAACGCAGTTGCATTGAATGGTGGTACAATTAAAGATAAAGGAACTTCAACAGTTTCTACAATCACTTCAGTCGCAGGTATCGGTACCGCAGCTGGAACGATTACTGCAGTAGCATAAGAGTCTTAAATGGCTTGGGTGGCAGTATCGGGTTCTAACGGAATTTGGGAGTATGAAAACTCTGCAGATAAATCAACTGCAGATACATACTCCGAATCCAATGGAACTGTAGCAAATGGTATTAGAACGTTTACATCGATTGGCGGTAATACAGAGAGAGTCTACATTAAGTGTAGAAAAGTCGGTGAAACAATAGTTCGTGGTGAGTTAAATAAAAACTACTACGACAATCAATAATAGGAAAAAATTATGAAAAAATTCAATCAATTCATGGCAGAACAGCAATTCAATGCTTGGCCTGGCGATGAGCATGCCCCATACGACATTGATGATTCATCTGTGAAAGCAAAAATTAATGCAGTACTAGGACATTGTGCTAGTTCAGAATACATGAACCCACAAGCTGCAGTAGAACAAATGAAGGCAAAACTTTCTCACGTAGGACTATCATGTAAGCAATATGATGACATGGAGTTCAATGAAAGTGGTGAGTTTGACCTTTCATTTTCTCAATATGGTGAGACTTTCGGGAAGACAGTCGATACCCCTATCGATGAGTTTGAAAAAGAAGAAAAAATAATTTCACTCAAAGTGAAATATGAGAGATTGATGAACAACAGCTATAAAGTATACGGTTCATTGGTTTAACTCCTTTAGTTGCGTCTACTAAATACTGGTAGACCAACTAACTTTATAATACATTATGAGTCTATTTGACAAACTAACTGCTAAAAACTTTTCTGCATTTGCTCTGAAGCACTATGATGACCCTCAATGTGAGGACATGGAAGACTTCCAAGAGGACTTACGTAGATTTAGATACCTTAAAAGATTACTCTTTAGATACCATGAAAGTGGGGAACTAAGAGAACGCCTGTTACTCAATCATCTCATATGTCTATTCAATGTATTTGGATACGATGCATGTATGAGAATGTTAAAATTTAAAATTAAAGAAGATAGATACTGGTCTTCAATCAAAACTCTATTACTATACTTAGATTACATCACACAGGATTTCATGCCTGAACTACCAATTGATGATGTGATTGCACAAAGATTGAGAGAATTGTAAGCTCCCATAGCTCAGCTGGTAGAGCAACTGATTTGTAATCAGTAGGTCAACCGTTCGAATCGGTTTGGGAGCTCCACTGCTCAAATCACCTAAATAGATATATGAGAATCATAGATACTTTAATAGTCTTTAGAATACTCAAGATGTTGACTACACCTTGGGAGAAAATGCAGGCATATAAATTTGGGTTTATCGACAAGAACGGAACGAGGATAAAAAAGATAGAAGTCGATGGTAAGAATGTCGACAACAACCCCGAAACAGCTGCAGAGAAAGCTTCCTTGACACCTCTCCATCGTTTAGTATGGAATCTAAAGAAAATCATAAACAAGGTACCATTTGGTAAATCCCAATTTGCATCATATGCTGTTGCATTACTCATGTTAAAAGAAACAAATGAGTTAGATGAACCCCAAATGGAAGAACTGTGTGAAAAGTTTTACAGACACCTAAAAGAACTGGGTAAGGTTGATGCAGAGGTTCTAGAAGAATCCATGTCAGTCGGAAAACTCCATGTTGGTGGTCAGTATCACTTGAGAAGAACACTCGAACAATTAGATGTGGTACATCCACATAAAACTGCAGTCGAAATAACAGAACATCATTCAAAAGTCTTCGGCATTGATGTTTATATCGGCTACGTAAACGAAGACAGGGTATTGGTAACAGAAAATGACGTATATTAGTACACTATTTGATGTGAACAAGAAGAAGGTTGAAGACAATCTTCAGACCGAAGATGCACCTATGAATGCCACAGGTGCAGCTGTTTCAACTGATGCAAGTAGTATCGGTTTCAAGAAGAGGAATAAGAAGTATGAACCAAATGCTCTATTCGGTCTCTTGAGAAGAAACATTAAGAGATAGATTATGAACAGATTTTTGAATTACCTCGCGGTAATTACGTCTTTAGGAATTGCATCTATAGCTGCATATTTCTCAGTGTTAGGACTTGCAACAATATTTGCTGGTGCTTTCATGGGTATCGTAATTATGGCAGGTGCTTTAGAATTCGGTAAAGTTGTCACTGCAGCCTATCTGCATCTTGCATGGGAAAAACTCAACTACATGAAATACTATCTAGTGTTTGCAGTATTTGTTCTCATGTTAATCACATCACTAGGTATATTTGGATACCTATCAAAAGCACACTCAGAACAAACAGGTGATACTGCACAAGCACAATCTATCGTTGATAGGATTGAGAGTCAGATTGCAAGAGAAGAAAACAAGATACAAACCTATACAGATAGGATTGAGAGTCTTGGGGGTGCAAAGGTAGATGTATCAGAGTCTATTAAACAACAGGAAACTATCAGAGATGGTGCATGGGACAGAGTTCAAGGGGATATAGACTATGCACAAGGTCAGATAACATCTCTAAGGGGTACTGTGACATCCTTAGACACGGCTGTAAGCACTCTTAGGAACAAAGGTGTGGAAGTCATCACTCTAGATGAAGGTGGTGTTTTTAGACAGAGTGAATCAGAAACCATAGACTATGTTGCACAGGCAAACGACTTATTTGACCAACAATCATCTCAGAGAGAAGAGTTAAGGGATGACATATCAGAACAACAATCAAACATTGACCGCTATAGATTGCAAGCACAGAAGACAATCGATGATGCAAATGCAGAGATTAAAAGGTTACAACAATCCTCTACAGGGGATGCAGATGATATTATTGTAAAAACAGACGAATTCAACTTGTTAATTGATGAGTCTTATGATATCATAGATGGATACAAAGACGAGATGTTCGAGAGTAAACAGATTATACTCTCATTAGAACGTGAAGTGGGCCCAATCAAATACATTGCAGAGGTAATGTATGGACAAGAGGATAGTGTCAAGTACCTTGACAACGCCGTAAGATGGGTAATTTACATGCTAATCTTTGTATTTGACCCGCTGGCAATTTTGTTATTGGTCACATCATTAGGACTGATACAGGGTAAGGGTAATACAAAAAAATTAAGAGAGACACAAAGAATTGTGCTACAAGTACCAAAAAAGAAGGTGAAGAACCTTCAAAAAGACTAAATAAAAGTATAAATATTTCTTGGAGAAATCAATGGCCGACACAAACAAACCTAACTTAGACCCACGTCTACAGATAGAACAAATGATATATGACATTCGTGGAATGTTATTAGATATTGAACATACACTTGGTAATATACCACACGAAGAAGAGAACGTTGAAGATTACACATGTGTATTCGTAGAGTCTACTGAAGGTGATTACATCCATCCCGAAACACCTACTCACCCATGCCCAGAAGGGTTTAGTGATGAGGCATATTGGGATTGTATCTACCAGTGTTGGATGCAACCAAATGACATGGAAGAAGATGAGTATAACTTGTCTACTAACATCGATACAGATGCTTGTTACGACAATGTAGCAGGTGAGTGGATGAGATGTGAAGAAGATGACTGGTCAAATGACTGGGTCTCTTACATGGCACCTATCGAAGAAATGGAACAAGAAATGGAATCAACAACTGGAGAACAGGCATAATGGCAATTTCAGAAAATATGACATCGGAAGAGTTTATGGCACATTTGGTAGCAAATGAACCTTCTATGGACGGAGCTCCTGCTGAAGGAACAGATGGAAGAGCTCTTGCTCAGACATCTTATGACACATCTAAAGCTGCTTGGGACACCGAAGTAGCACGTGTTCAAGCACTTATAGACGGATAATAATCCTAAAAAACACCTTGTAATTTAGCATGGATTCGTGTATAATGAATGTATGCTATGGTTAGAGAGAAAATACCTCTCCATGTGTGTAGGTTCGTTAGAACTTGCAAAATGGAAGGGAGACACAACGTTGAATCACAGGTGTTTATACTGTGGTGATTCACAGAAAAATAAGCATAAGGCTCGTGGATATCACTTTGTCGTAGAACAAAGTTTTATATTTAAGTGTCATAATTGTGGTAAATCTACTTCAAGTGTGACCTTTATCAAAGACCATTTCCCTGTACTACATAAAGAGTACATTAAAGAATGGTTAAAAGAGAGTGGTAAGAAACCTAAGAAACATGCATCCAATCATAAGATGCCCAGTTCGAATGCATTCAAGTTCACTCCAAAAACAGAATTACTAAATATGAAGAAAGTTGACTTGTCAGCAATTATGTTTCCAGCAAAAGAGAAACATGTTGCACGTGACTACCTCGAAAAGAGACTGGTTCCTAGTGACAAGATTGCTGAGCTGTGGTATGTCGACTCTGCACAAACTCTAAGTTTGCTGTCAGATAAGTATAAGGATAGAGTCCTTGGAAACGACCCACGGATAGTAATACCATTCTTTAGAGAGGATGGGGAACTTGTAGGAGTATCGGGTAGAGCAATCAATGACTCACCGTTACGATATCTTACTATGAGACTCCTAGATGACGTTCCACTCATCTATAACATACAGAATGTGGACAAAACAAAAACTATCTATGTCACCGAAGGCCCTATAGATAGTTTATTCCTTCCCAACAGTATCGCAGTCGGGGGAAGTGACTTTAAGAAAATAGACGATGGTATCAAAGATAATTCAATTATCATTTATGATAATGAACCACGTAATGAAGAGATACTCAAGAAGCTAGAAGAGGTGATTGAGTTAGGTTATAAAGTTTGCATATGGGACGACAAACGTATTGCAGACTGTAAAGATATAAACGATATGATAGTAAGTGGATTGGAACAAAGTGAAATAGTAGATATCATTAATACTTGTACATTTGAAGGTCTTTCGGCAAAACTAAAACTAATGGAGTACAAGAAAATATGAATGCAGAGTTTAAAGTAATTAAGTCCGATGGTAGTAAAGCCAATATCAACTTAGATAAAATCCATAGAATGATGGAGAAAGCTTGTAAAGGAATTACAGGTGTATCAGAGTCATCTGTAGAAATGAACAGTGGTCTACAGTTCTTTGATGGAATCACCACAAAGGACATTCAACAAATTCTAGTGAAGAGTGCAAGTGATTTGATATCACTAGAGAACCCGAACTATCAGTTCGTTGCAGCCAGATTACTATTGTTTGGAGTGCAGAAACAGGTGTTCAATACTAAATGGAAAGACTCAGAAATCTATCCACCACTATTAGACATCATCAAAAGAAACATTCAAATCGGTGTATATGATAAGGACATCCTTAACCACTACACAGATGAAGAGATAGAACAGTGTGCTAAATTTATCAGACACAACAGAGATTTAGATTTTACTTATGCTGGTCTACAACAGATAGTAGATAAGTATTTGGTACAAGACAGGTCTAGCAGTACATTATATGAGACACCACAGTTCATGTATATGATGATTGCTATGACATTATTCAGAAACTATGGAGAAAGTAGGTTACAATATGTCAAAGGATATTACGATGCAATATCACAATTTAAAATTAACATCCCAACCCCCATTATGGCAGGGGTTAGAACACCACTTCGACAATTTGCAAGTTGTGTTCTCGTTGACTCAGACGACACCCTCGACTCAATCTTCTCCAGTGACATGGCAATCGGTAAGTACGTTGCTCAGAGAGCTGGTATTGGAATCAACGCAGGAAGAATTAGGGGACTTGGTAGTAAAATTAGAGGCGGAGAAGTCCAGCATACTGGAGTCATACCATTTCTTAAAAAGTTTGAAGCAACCGTTAGAAGCTGCACCCAAAACGGAGTCAGAGGTGGAAGCGCAACGGTACACTTTCCAATCTGGCATGCAGAAATCGAAGACATCTTGGTACTTAAAAACAACAAAGGCACCGAAGACAACAGAGTAAGAAAGCTAGACTACTCTATACAGTTGTCAGAACTTTTCTATCAAAGATTTCTAAAGAATGAGGAGATTACATTGTTCTCTCCACATGATGTTAAAGGGTTGTATGAAGCATTTGGTACACCCGAGTTCAACGACCTCTATGAAAAGTACGAACGTGCAACTAGTATTCCTAAGAAGAAAATTAGTGCAAGAGAATTATTTACAAGTTTATTAAAAGAACGAGCAGAGACTGGCCGTATTTACATTATGAATATCGACCATTGCAATACGCATAGTAGTTTTGTCGACAAGGTTAACATGAGTAACCTATGTCAAGAGATAACACTACCCACCGACCCTATCAGTCATATCGATGGGGAAGGTGAGATTGCGTTATGTATTCTATCTGCAATTAACGTAGGCATTATCAAGAACTATGATGAGCTTGGTAGTCTATGTGACCTTGCAGTTAGAGGGTTAGAAGAACTAATAGATTATCAACAATATCCAGTTGTCGCTGCAGAAAGGTCAACACTTGCAAGAAGGTCACTAGGTATTGGTTACATTGGTCTAGCACATTTCCTTGCGAAGAACAAGGTCAAGTATGACGACCCCGAAGCACATAAATTAGTACATGAACTAACGGAGAGATTCCAGTACGAATTGCTGAAGTCATCTAATCAAATTGCATCTGAGAAAGGTGCGTGTGATTACTTCGATAGAACTAAGTATTCACAGGGTATACTACCTATCGACACCTACAAAAAGGATGTTGACAGTATCACACCAAATGTGTTAAACTGTGACTGGGATAAACTAAGAACATGTATCAAAGTACATGGTCTAAGACACTCCACATTGACTGCACAGATGCCTTCAGAGTCCTCTAGCGTGGTCTCTAATGCAACAAATGGAGTAGAACCCCCTAGAGATTACCTTTCAGTTAAGAAAAGTAAAAAAGGTACCTTAAAACAGGTAGTTCCACAATATAGTTTATTAAAGAATAGTTACACGTTATTATGGGACATGGAGAGTAACGAAGGGTATATCAAAGTACTTGCAGTGATGCAAAAGTTCTTTGACCAAGCAATTAGTGGTAATTGGTCTTACAATCCCGAGAACTATGATAAGGGTGAAGTACCAGTTTCAGTAATGGCTAGAGATTTACTGAATACATATAAGTATGGATGGAAAACTTCTTATTACCAAAATACTATGGACGGTAAAGTAGAAGATGTAGTAGAGGAACCTCTTGCACAGAGTGACTTTACAGAAAGTGAGGAAGATTGCGATGCCTGTGCCATTTGAAGAAAAGACAGTAAACTATTGTGTTGCTGATGATGAACAAGACGGTAAAAAATTAACTAGTAGAACCAATCCCGAGACATGGTCTCTTATGAAGGATAGGTTTGTAGTTCTTAGAAACTTTATACCTAAAGACATCATCAATATGTCATTAGATAGTTGGAAAGCTATCGAACATAACAAAGAGTGGGATGAGTGTATATTTAAAACAGAGCATGAAATCACTCAAAATTCACCAAAAGACTCACTAGGAAAATCACGTGCAAACTATTGTACTCCAATGGCAGTTTCCCTACATAGATGGCTAAGAGATAAATTAGATAGTAGAATCGACATGTCTCTAAGAGAAACTTATTCATACACTAGAAAGTATGATAGAGGTGCATATCTAAAGGCTCATACAGATAGACCTTCATGTGAGATAAGTGCAACTATTTGTTTGGACTATCAAACAGATGATAATGCACCATGGACTATATGGGTACAAAACGATGGTAACTATGTTGATTCTCCAAGTATGGATGAAGTGTTTGAAATATCTCAAGCACTACCACACAGACAAAGACGAGGAATCCCAATAGTATTAGAGGTAGGAGATGTTTTACTATATCAAGGCCCTAATGTTATTCACTGGAGAGACTACTTGGTTGGGGATTACTCCTATCATATGTTCCTACATTTCTTCAATGAAGATGGTCTGATGAATGAGATAGATGCATTTCATACAGATATTGGCTTAGACCATAAGGCACTATCATATGATGGAAGACCACACAGATATGCAGACGAGAATGATAACGAGGTGATAGAAGAATCAAAGAAAGCATTTACTAAATTTAATGATGTATACTTCAACCACCTAGAGAAAAAAGCACCTTACGTAAATAATTATGATAGGTTTGAACTAGACACACGCGGAAGAAAGAAAGATGACAGTATTTAATAAAAAGAACGTAGACTTCACGAAAGAAGCTATGTTCTTCGGGGAAGAGTTAAACACCCAAAGATTTGACACATTCAAGTATCCTATATTTGACAAACTAACACAAACACAACTATCATTCTTTTGGAGACCCGAAGAGGTATCCTTACAGAAAGATAGAAGTGATTATCAGAATCTATCTGATGCACAAAAACACATCTTTACCTCTAACTTGAGGTATCAAACTTTACTCGACTCAGTTCAAGGAAGAGCTCCATCCATAGCATTTTTACCGTTTGTGAGCTTGCCTGAACTTGAGTCTTGTATTATTACATGGGACTTCATGGAGACTATTCATTCACGAAGTTACACTCATATTATAAAGAATGTTTATAGTGACCCTAGTCAGATATTTGACACAATTCTAGATGAACCAGCAATTGTGGCTAGAGCAGAACAGGTAACAGAAAAATACGACACGTTTATTGAACTAGGAAGACGTAAATTACTAGGTCTTAAAGTAGATGATTATGAGCTTAAGAAAGCATTATACCTTGCACTGGTATCAGTTAACATCTTAGAAGGAATTAGATTCTTCGTATCCTTTGCATGTTCATTTGCATTCGGAGAGTTAAAACAGATGGAAGGAAGTGCAAAGATTATCTCTCTTATTGCAAGGGATGAAGCACAACATCTAGCAATCACACAACACATTCTGAAAGCATATAAGAACCAAGAGAACGACAAAGATATGTTGAAGATTATGAAAGAGACTGAGGATGAGGTATATGCAATGTACCGTGATGCAGTAGACCAAGAGAAAGAATGGGCAGACTTCTTATTTAAGGATGGTTCTATGATTGGTCTATCTACTGCACTGCTTGGTCAGTACGTAGAGTACACAGCAAACAAGAGATTACGTGCATTGGGACTCAACCCACTGTTCGATATCTCATCAACGAACAACCCACTACCATGGACTAATCACTGGTTCAACAGTAGAGGATTGCAAAACGCACCACAAGAGACGGAGATTGAATCCTATCTCATAGGTGGTATCAAACAGGACGTAGATGATTCTACATTTGAGGATTTCGAATTATAATGAATACCGACTTTAACTTAGAAGCAGTAATTAATAGAATAGAAACATGGCACTACGACAGAAACCTTATTTTAGGTGCAACAGACAAAGACCAAGTATGTAAACTTATCCAAGAGGTGGGTGAACTATCGGACAACGTCTGTAAAGAGAGAGATGTAGCCGATGATATTGGTGACATCATTGTCGTATTAATTAACATTGCAGCCAGAAATGGTTTAACGTTACAACATTGTCTAAACGTTGCGTATCATGACATCAAAGACCGTAAGGGACGTATGGTCGATGGGATTTTTATTAAGGAAGATTAATGCACGATTGTGTTGTTATGTTTAGTGGTGGAGTTGAATCCACTGCATTATTGAACTGGTGTGTAGAGAAAGGTAAGAAACCTATTGCCCTGCATTCACTATGGGACAACCCTATCACGACAGCAAATCAACTACATAGTAATATTGCAGAAATCTGTGACATATTAGATGTAGATTTGATTACTCATAAGCATCCTAAATATGACCATGAAGAAAGGTCAGAAGAATACTTTCATTCTGCACGACACTGGTCAGTCGCATGCTTAAGTGCGTTGACTCAGTTCCCACATATAGAGGAATACTATTGGGGTGTCAACAGTGGAATGATAAATTATGCTGATGACCATAAACACCATTCTGATTGGCCGTGGGTACCACGTGCATGGGAATTCCAAATGGTGTTTGAGTTCTATGCGAGATTGATGAATAAGAATCACAACTACAGACTCTACCCACCATTAGGTGGTCAGACTAAGTTAAATCAGTGGAACTCAATACCGTCAGAAATCAGAACACTAGTCAATTCATGTTCTTTGGGATATCCAAATCAATGTGGAGAATGTGATAAGTGTGTGGAGTTTAAACATTTAACAAGAATAACGGGATTTTAATATGATAGAAATATTTGGAAAAACACAATGTCCATTCTGTGACAAAGCAAAAGCTTTATGTGAGAAGGAAGGACTAGAATACACATACTCACAACTAGGTGATGATTTCGATAGAGATTATCTTTTTGACCAGTTTCCAACTGCAAGAACCTTTCCACAAATTAGAGTCAGAGATTCAGAACATTCTTTCACTTACATAGGTGGGTATGACAAACTAGTAGAGTATGTAAAACACGGAGACGTTTGGGAAGACTAATGAAGTCTGTTCACGTATACTTACAAAGACCACACCAACAAACGGCTGATGATATGAGATTAGAGCATATTGCACGTACAGTCGATAAGGACTTAGTCGAAGTCAGAGTATATACATGTGGAGAGGATTTCTTCAATAATGACATACCCAAAGGTAGAACACTGCCTTATGGTGTTATTGATGGGAAACCCAAGTCAAATGACAACTTTTTTAATGAAATAGTAGGAGATAAAATTGAGGATTAGAGTACATTGTTCGGATTGTAAATCTGAATGCTTAGTCATTCATGAGATGGATGCACACCCATACGGAGTAGACCATTGTCCATTCTGTGGTGGAGACGTTGATGAAGACATGCAAGAGGAGCTAGAAGAAGACGAATAAGGCCTTGACAATGACCTAGCAATTTTGATATAATTATGGCACGATTACAGAGAAAGGAAATATACCCTTTGATTGACATACAAATTAATGGTCAAATTGCACAAAAACGGCGTATCAGAACCTATATTAAGTCATGTATTGCCTATTTATCGCCCAGATTACGTAAAGACGTAAGAATAGAACTAAACGTTCTAACCACCCTAGAAGAATCAGCTTATGCACACTGTTATGGAGACCGAAATGGTGTTCAAATCGACCTAGCACGATGCTCAGGGCATCTAAAGTTCTCTTTAGAAGAGCAGATGTTGAACCTTGCACACGAATTAGTCCATGCAAAACAGTTCATTACAGGACAATTGAGTCCAATTAAACAGAATTGGAAGAAAAAGGACTATTCCACAACCCCTTATAGCCGTCAACCATGGGAACGTGAGGCATATGCAAAGGAAGAAAAACTATACAAAATATTTTGGGAATAGGCCTTAAATGCCTTGACAATGGCCCCTCTTTTAGGTTATACTATACGTATGGAAAATAAAAGAGTAAAGAGAATCTTCATCGATATGGATGGAGTACTAGCTGATTTCAACACTGGAGTTGAAACGTTGACAGGGAGAGAGTTCCCTAACACCGACCAAGGTCATAACGATTATGACGAAAGGAAGGAAGAGTTAACGAACAAGAGATTGTTCAGAAACTTACCACCTATGCCTGATATGTACGACTTGATTGCATATGTCAGACACACTGGACTTCCTTGGGAAATCCTAACTGCAGCTGGTGTGATTAACAGAGAATTGGTAGTGTTCGATAAGAACGAGTGGATTAGAGAATATGTCAGTCCAAGTGTTGTAGTCACTTGTACTATGACTGGTAGTCAGAAAGGTATGTTTGCAATCAAAGGGAGTGTCCTTATTGATGACAGACAAAAGAACCTTGATGCATGGATAGAACATGGTGGAATTGGTATCTTACACACTAGTGCTGCTGATACTATTACACAGTTAAAAGAGTTAAGAAACGGTGAATAATGCCCTTGTAGCTCAACTGGATAGAGCAACAGCCTTCTAAGCTGTAGGTTAGAGGTTCAAGTCCTCTCGGGGGTGCCACCGTTTTACAGTGACACTAAATAAGAGTATGGATTAATTCCATACTTTTTGGTATATAAAAATTATGAGACGAGAAATACAACAACAACGACAAGAAAGAGAGATAACAGACTTGGGTGAACATGTTCTGTTATATGAAGGATTCACCACGGATGCGTTTATTGACTATGTCTTAGAGATATATCAGAAGTGTGAAGACCGTGGCTTAACACTACCAAGAAAGTCCTACGATACACAAATCATTACATCCAAATCAGACGATGCAATCAGCATCACTTCAGTACCCGAATCATATTTCGGTGGTCAGATGAATCAATTACTAGAAATCTTCGAAGACCAAAATGGTGTAATTGATAACTGGTTTGACAAGTACCCAGTCCGAGACAACTACAGGGGTCTTATGGTCAGTGGTGCAAAAATCCAAAAGACATTACCACAACAAGGATATCATGTCTGGCATTGTGAACATTGTAATTGTCCATCAAGCAGTAAATCCCTACTGGCCTGGGCAATCTTCCTAAATGACGTGGAAGAGGGGGGTGAGTTAGAATTCCTATACCAATCATTACGTATCAAACCAAAGAGAGGTGACATTGTATTGTGGCCTGCTGGTTTTACGCATATGCATAGAGGTAACCCACCATTGAAGGGAGAGAAGAAAATAATAACAGGATGGATAGACTATGCTTAAAAAGATAGGAGTATTCATGCGTAGAGGGGTATGGGTCATTTGGGAATGGCTGAAATCCCTATTCAAAGCAGAATACAAGATTACAATCTACCGACAATCGGAAGGTGGTAATATGTACAAGTCGGAATATGTATCAAGAAGTATCATGGTAAATAAACCGAAACATTTAAAATTCAAAGACTACGAAACAAAGAACATTGTAGAGATACGTTCAGTTCTAGGACTTGAAGTAAAAATAGAGGAGATAGATTAATGAATCAATTAACTATGGGTCTTCTAGTAGCAGTGGGATTGTTTTGTTTCTTTTTGTATAACGAGAATCAAACACTTACACAAAACAACATTAAGTTAGAAGCTGCAGTAGAAGAACAACAACGTGCCATGGAAGTGATGAAAGAGAACTTTGAAAAACAAGGGAAAGCATTACAGAACATGAGTCGTAAAAATGCATCGATTGAAGCAGAAAAGGCGGAGTATCTACAGATATTCCAAAGACATAATTTAAACGCTCTTGCAGTTGCAAAGCCTGGTATCATGACAGGTAAGTTCAATCGTGGAACAGATAGAGTATTTGAGGGAATAGAAGATGATACACAAGAAATTTATAATCTTGACGAGTCTAATCGCGACGATTAGTGGTTGCAGTTTATTAGGAACAAAACAAATTGAGGTTGTATCTGCACCTATTGAAATAGATATCATTCAACCCACACTACCAAGACCTATTGAAATGACAGCACCTACATGGTTTGTTGTATCAGAGGCAAAGAAGGATAATCTGTGTAGAAAGACCTTATCATTTGACCCTAAGAAGTTTGGTGAGGATGGTGTAGAACAACTCAAACGTCCTAAGACATGTAATCTCGAAGACAGAGACAACCCCGAGTGGCCAGTTGGTTACACACACCTTGACTATTTCTTAGACGAAATGAAAGAACAGAATGGTGGTGAAGTTGTATTCGTTGCAACGACCATAGGCGACTATGAGGTCATGAGTGCAAACATGCAAGAACTTAAAAGATACATCAAACAGATAGGTGAAGTAGTTGTATACTATAGAAACGTAACTATCAAAACCCCGAAAGGAAATGAGAAGGGGGTTGCAGTTAAAATAGAGAAGGCAGATGACTAAGTGGTGGGAAATACTGTGGAAACAGAATCCCAAAACCGATGTCTATGATGCCGGGCCAGACCCCGATGAATTATCAGTAGATAACGCATACAAGACAAGATGGATATGGTATCATACAATTCTTGCAATAGGCATCTTCATGACAAACATTCTTCTCATTGCAATCTTTTTATTATTGGCGATTAAATTATGAAACCAGCGAAACACGACCAACAGAAGTTTCAACCAGCACGACATAGGGTGATACCTATGTTTTCAACTCCATTCTTGAGGGGTGAGTTAGACTTTCCATCATCTATGGTGATGCGTGATATTGACCGAATAGTCGATAAAGTTAAAGACATGGACGACAAAAATAAGTTGTGCAACTACACGTCATATTTTGATAATGATGTAAGGGAAGAAACACACAAGTTAGGATGGTTCAGAGATTTCTCTAACATCATCAAAGACACCTACATCGAGTTTGTTAAAACACAATTCAATAGAGACATTAGACAGTATTGCAGAGATGATATACATCTGTTTGCATGGGTCAACAGATATGACTCAGAGCATCAACACGAAATACACAATCACGTAGATTCACATATGAGTGGTACATACTATGTCAATGATACGGATAGACCAATCAAGTTTTGGAATCCAAACATGGCAGCTGTTTATGGTCACAATGGAGTTGAGGATTTAAGACACGATAATGATAAGCCTGATATGTCATTCACTGGATGTACTGGATTTCATTCTGATATGCAGTTCTATCCAAGAGCTGGCGATTTCCTACTTTGGCCGTCTTATCTGATGCATGCTGTTCCACCCTCTATGGAATCACAAAGCAAAAACCCAAGATATTCATTATCATTCAACCTTAAACTAAGAGAACAATTCAACAGCAATCACACTGGTGACAACATGTCGTACAGTCATGTTTTTGAAAGGAAATAAATACTATTACAATGTGGGAAATTTGGAAACATGCACTTGGGGCATTTGACGAAGAGGACGGATACAACCCTCTAAACGAAAACAAGATTGCAATAATTAGAACCGTCATCGTAGGAATTAACGTACTATGTGGTATTCTAATTATGGTAAATATTATAAAGGACTGGTTATGAAAAAGACATATGCATTAGATGAACTCTTTGCAGTAAACCCTAAGATTGAACACACATATGAGAATGGTGTTATCACTATACACAATTTCTTTGAGAACCCCGATGATATCTACGAGCATCTTCAGAACAGACAGTATCCTATGTGGAAGTATTCTACAGAAAGAAACTCACCTAATGGTACTGTATACAACGACTGCCGTATTACAGATAAGATAGGTCACCCTACTAGAGTAGGCGTGAATGAAATGGAAAGGGTGTTAGACATATGCAGAAAATACTGGTGGACAGGGAAATATTCATATAAGCACATACATGAATTCAACTGTTTCCAAACTATAACAGAGTTTGACCCAAAGATGCAACATTACCCACACATCGATAGTGAGTTCATCACACCCGATGATAAGTCCACATTGAATATGTTAGTATACATGGATAAAGAAGAGAGCGGTGGAACTGCAGTATACAAAGGTGAGTGGATTACCAACATGGAACACATGGGTGTTCTATATCCAGTTGAGGAAGACTTTGAGATTGATTACATCATACCAGCACAATACAATACATGTGTTATCTTTACAGGAAACAAATTACACGGTGCATGGATAGATGATTACACCAAATACTGTGAAGACAAATGGAGATACTCATACGTGAGATTCTTCCATCCCGAACCAAGAAGAAGATAATATGCCAGTAAGAAAAATAGTAGTTCAGAGTCAAGAACAGAAAGATGAAGCTCATCTATATGAGAACAAGTCTTCTAACTTACTAATGATTGCAGATAGTGTCTTGACTCAAGACACATGTGATGTTATAATTAGTACTATGGACAGATTAGAGACAACTTCTGTGCATCAAAAGGATAATGGTCAGATATGTGCTGACAACGTACAAGTCATGGAAAGGTCATGGAGATATGACCACCCACAGACAGGTCACGATGTTGCTGTACTACAACAAGGTACTGCACCATTCGAAGAAGTCATGGACTTAGTTGAAGCATATCTACCCAAATCAGCTGATTTTGGAGAGATAACCTATGCTACGATAATGAGGTATCCAACGGATACAATGTTCCAATGGCATAAAGATGAAGCAGACCAAGATGATACAGGAACCGCTATCTTTATGTTGAATGATACATACGAAGGGGGTAGATTGAATGTCGAAGGACATACGATACTACCAAGACAGGGTACCATGGTTGCATTCAACAATTCCACCGAAAGGTGGCATGGTGTAGAACCTATATTCAGTGGAGAGAGATACGTCTTTGCGATATGGTTCAAACAACATAACGAAGAGGAAGACTTCGATGAACAAGATTAAATGTAGTGAGTGTAAAAAAGAACTAGACGTGAACCAAGTAAAATACCACACACCAACTAATCAAAAACCAGTGCATGTTTTTTGTGATGCATATTGTAGTCACGACTGGCATGTTAAACATAAACCCCGAACCAAGGAGCAAAATGCCGACAAAATTTAAACCAACCCAAAAAACCGTTGCACGTGGAACAGGAAAAGTTTCAGTAACACATTATTATATGAAATCTACTCCACTGAAAGAGCTTATTGAAGAATACAATAGGATACTTACACAACGAGGGAAAGGTAAATTGCGTCAGAAGATTGCAAACGAGTTCGTGAGAAGAAGAAAGAATGGATTACCATTTGCAACCCTTACAGGAACGGTAGATGAAAACTAGACCCCAAGGTGAAATCATTTCACCTTTCGGCCCACCAGTATGGGTCGGTAAGTTGGATGAGGATATCATCAATGATGTGAACGATATTATCGAATCACGCAGAGGTGACCCTAAATCCAAAATAGGTGCTGATTTACTAGCAGGCAGAGTAGAAGAACAGATAACCATCGAAGATGTAGTGTCAGACACTACAAAGACCCACATTCTAGACCATGCAGTGACATGGGCCCAGAGTATTGGTATGGAAATCTATACAGAACAGCTGCAAATAGAGGGCCTTTGGGTTAACCTTCAGAAAGAATTTGAATACAATCCTATCCATGCACATGATGGTATGTTTAGTTTTGTATTCTATACCAAAAACACAATCACTAGAGAAGATGCTACGGACAATATGTTCGACAGAAATATAACTAGTGAATCAAAAGCACTTGCGGGTCATATAGACTTGCATTATGGAGAGACTCAGTTTATGAACTGGACTTCCATGCATCATTACCCCGAGAAAGGAGATATACTAATCTTCCCATCGTGGTTGAATCATTCCGTCTACCCATTCCATGACCCACAAGGTGAAAGGATATCGGTAGCTGGAAATATACATTACGCTCAGACGTAAGGAGATAATTATGAGTCATATTATTGACACATTGAAGACGGTGTTGGTCGATAGAGCAACAGATATTGACGGAAGGTCAGACAGACCCGAATTTTGGTGGTTCACTTTATACGCAACCATCATTTTGGTTGGACTGATGGCGTTAGACTATTATGTAATAGGATATACATTCTTTAGTATACTTGAACCATTCGGAGAACTACGAGAGAGTGGAGTATTAGTAGCCTTGTTTACACTAGGAACACTAGTACAGAGTATTACATTGACTGCAAGAAGATTGCATGATAGAGGTCGTAGTGGTTGGTGGCAATTATTGTTTCCAATACCACTCTTAAACTTTATACCATTATATTGGTGTATAAGAGATGCAAAGGATACACCCGATGCATTACAATATAAGAATCCATTTGGGTTCAGATATTAAAACGAGGTAATTTATGGGATTTTGGACAAAGTTTACAGACTTCCTTGGATTCGAAACTGTTAGAGCAAGAGACGAGAAAGGTCGTTACATTGCTGATGATAAATCAACACCCGATGTTGATGAGTCAAAAAAGAGAGTTTACAAATCTAAGAAAAAGTCGTACAAACCAAACATAAATAATAACGGTTAATACTTGGGGCTATAGCTCAGTTGGGAGAGCGACTGGTTTGCAATCAGTAGGTCGGGGGTTCGATTCCCTCTAGCTCCACCAGTAGTAATCAAATTAATAAGAAAGGAGAATATATGAAAAATATATTAGCAACATTATTGTTTACAGTAATGTCATTTGGAGTCTTAGCAAATGAAAGACAGGTAGTGGAATCAACACCATCATTTTCTTTCACTGGTGAGATAGGTTATAAATCAGACTATGTATGGAGAGGTGTCTCACAAGGAAACCAACCAGCATTGTCAGTCGGTGGTATGGTTCTTCACGAGGGAACTGGACTATATGTTGGTGCATGGAACTCAGACGTTGAGTTTGATGATGCAACCAGTGAGACGGATTTCTATGGTGGTCTATTACTACCTATAACCGACAAGGTAACATTGAACGTTGGGTATATCAGATATACATACGATGGGTCAGTGGAATCTTTTGAAGAGTTATATGCAGCTGCATATATAGGCAATCTATCCTTATCATACTATCAAGATATTGATACGAATGATAACTACGCTGAGATTGGATATGACCTATGGTTCATTCCAGTAGTGGACGTAACATTGATTGGTGGTCTATATGACAGTGAAGATACATTCGGTCAACTCAATGTGAGTTATGACTTGAATGAGAATTTTACCTTAACAGGTTTAATTGGTCAAGATGTGTTCGAAGACCAAGTTGCAGATAGTATATCAGTAGGATTACTATACAACTTCTAAGTTGTTGATTCACCTATATATAAGTGTGGCACATAAATGTCACACTTATGTAACAAGTACGATACAAGAGTAAGTAGATTAAGTTCGAAGTCCGAGTATCAGATTGCTACAACAAATATAGGAGATAAAAATGCAACATTACGCATCATTGTCTGCCTCGTATCTTAGGACACTAGCAGACAAATTTAACGATATGATGAAGAGTGGTGACGTACACGTTCTTGTACAAGAAATGTTTAAATAGCCAATTGACGAGACCCTTCATATATCTTATAATAGAAGTATGAAGGGTTTTTTTATATCCCTAAATAAATGGAACAAATCAAATATATTATTTTTATAGGAGTTTTAAATGTTTGAAGTGATTACGATTAAGACCGATGGTCTAGGTGTTACATCCGATGATGTAAACCGATTGAAGCTGTCTCTTGATAGACAGAGAAGTCTATCCAATGACGGTATGACTATTGCAAGGTTGTCTTGTTATACTGATGACCCTACAGGTCTTGACGAAGGCATCCGAGTCATCCCACTAATGAAAGACCCCGAAATCATTCATGATGAATGGTATCAGGCTTTGTTATTTGACGGTGACATGAAAGGACTCAGAGATGAATCCAAATGCACATATATCAATGCAAAAGTTGTTGCAAGACAAATGTGTACATCTGTTATCTATGAAGGATTACCTTCTAAAGGTACTACAGACGAATGCAATTTCACATTCACCGATGAAGAAACAGCATCCATCAAAGAGAACAACACCTCTTTCTTCTATCAAGAAAGAAACTGGATGGAAGACGGTGATACTCAGTATTTCCCACATTTCTGTGGATGGGTACAAGGTGATGCAAAATACATTATTGACAATTTCCTAGCCGACAAAGCAGGCATTCAAGAAAAGTATGGTTCAAACGTACAGCAATACATCGAAGACCAAATTGCAGAGAACAGCGGTATGGTGTTAAACACTAACCATGGTATCGTAGGTCAATATGTAATCGGTGATGAGTTTGCAAACATCGACATGAATCAGAAATGGGAAACCAATGTACGACCATCATTCGAGAATGAAGGAGAATGGAGAGGACTAGGTGGAGACCAACAAGCAAGGTTCATCGAGTTCGAACACGAGTACAGAGATATCAGTCAACAATGTAGTTTCGTACATCTTAAAGGTGATGCGTGTCCTACTACGGATAGATATCTACAACTATGGGTTCTATAAGACAATCCGAAGACTATCACATAGTCATCCCCAAGTTCTATACAGACCAAGAATGCAATTCAATCTGTGAACTTATTTCAGAACATTCAGACGACTTAATTCGGGAGCATTCTCCCGATTCGTCTGTATGGGCTGATTCGAATGGATACACAGGACTCACCGCACTCCATTCAACCTTCAACTGGATACCCCTCATAGAAGACAACCTAGGTATCAACCTAGTACAAAGAATCATGGAACAGATAGACACACGAGACGTGAACGATGTGTTTATAAAATCATGGTGCAACCTATGGGACAAAGGAGAAGGCATTAAACCCCATCGACATGCAGCGATGGATATGGAACAGACAGGACAATACGAATGGGTAACTATTCAAGAACATAAACACGCAGAAGACGATTGTAGACAACACATGATTAGCGGTAATGTATTCCTTAGTGATAACGACCATAGAGAATACGGTACTTACTATCAAGGCAAAGGTTGGGTAGAGAATATCAGAGGTGACTTGCATCTATTCAGTCCACTCATCGTGCATTCCGTAGACTCTAACACGAGACAGGAGCCTAGAATGTCTCAAGCATTCGACATACACCTAGACGGACACTTCACGAATACATCCCTAGAATCCAAAGAAGTATACAACCACGTGGAAGGGCTACGTAACTTTCTCCATATAGAAGTCAGTAGAGACTAATACCCATCATTGACTTGTTGACCATTCTCAAGTCGACCACACAAATTAATATTACTAATCCACCTATCAATACCCATGGTATTCTGATACGAATGATATGACCTCTCAGAAGGTCTAAACATATACGCATTATTCAACGCCCATTCGTGACACCATACACGAGACTCGAGCTGAGAATTTTCCTTACGACCATGAAAGCGAGTAGGACATCCAACATCAACGAGAGGAACTAGAATAGTCAATAACTTCAAAGCACCTCTATCATTATGAGAGGGATACAAACGATTACCACCACCAGTACCACGTGCAGACTCTTGTACATGTTCGGGTACACATGACCCATTCCTAAAGTACTCTATATCATCCGTATAGGTCAACTCATGTATCTCAGACCAATTATCTAATAACCATTGAGACTTCTCAGAAACGAATGGTTGTTTGTTATCAAATAGGTCAACACGTAGAGACGGCCATGCTTCTAAGGGTACTGAGTTATAGGATGCTTTGTCCATATGAGACTGTATTTGAGACTGTACAGAAGACATCTCAGAGGGGGTGTAGTAGTTAGGTATGGAGTATATGTGTCCGTAATCGTTGATAGAAGGGGATATGGAATATAATTCAAAGGGTATCATGGTGGTCTCTAATATAATGTGTGGTATAGTGTGGTAAAGTGTGTAATAATAATGGTATTTAGACTTGATGGGAGAAAGTGGAATAAAGTGGGTTTGAGTGCTTGTGTTCGGAGAGGTTAATCAGAGATTTAGTTCGGAGTCAAGGCACCTCAGAGGGTTTCAGAGGGGCTACAGTATAACACAGAAAGCCCGTAATAGCAAGGCTGGCGCATTGATTTCGCTAGGGAAACTCCGAGTGCCTGTCGTGCTGGTCATCTAGCACTGCAAAGAAATCCGCAGAACTTCGGCGAGAAGCCTTGACAATGCACCGCTATCTTGGTATAATATGCGTATGATAAAGATTATTAAACAACACGGACTGCTTGATGCAGACTTCATTCAACCTGTTATAGGACTATTGGTTCTTATTACGCTAGGGGAAATACTATGAGACACGGAATTATTGGTACTCACATTGCTACTAACCAGCCTGTAGAGATTGAATTGAATGAGTGGGAAGTTCACTATGTTATGCAGAGTACAGACGGCTGGGATACCGCTATGGAGATGGTTGAAGACCGTACTGGCATAAGAGTCATTGGTGCTATAGACATCGATTGGTTGGTACTGGATGGAATCAAGCGTGTATTCCACTAAGAGCCAGTTGACAGGCAGGTGCTGATATGTTATACTAGGTGTATACTTTATATGTACGGGAGTTGAACTGAGAATTGTACCGTGGATTGCTATGAGTTAAGTCTCAGTGGGTTGTTACCGAAAGCACGCGTGGCGATGAGAAGCGCCACCCCTCTAGGCCCTGCTATATAAGGGTTTACGAGGGCCTTGACAAGAGCATCAAAGTATGTTATAATGGAGAGTTAACCTATGCAATGGAATACTGTAGATGTATACAGTATAGATACGAAGGTGACCAACATAGATGGGTCACATGAACTGCTTAAGCGTACGGTGAAACCTGTGAGTCTCTCAGAGGCGCTCAGACTGTGTGCAGAGTTAGAGGAGTACAAACACGTAGTCGAACTACGGAAAGCCTCTTAGAACAGTGCTGTGGGACTCCTAGGGTATCTGGGCAGCAACTCAACCCCCTACCTCTATAGCTCTGTGAAGCATTCTATACTACTACCGAGAATTTTTTTTTCGGGTAAATTTTTAACCTTAAGACCTTTTTATATGTCAGAGAAATCACGAAGAATACACAAAGAAACATTTACTACAGTCTTCACTGGCTTGTTAATTAATTACCCACTGAATCTATTTGGGTTATACATATGCATAGAGAGACTAGAAATGACTTCCCCACTGCAGATAGGTACTACTATCACTGCATGGATGACAGTCGTTGCATACACACGTGTGTATATCATACGTAGACATTTTTATAATAGGGGTGGTGCATCATAGCACTCACTCGGGAAGGGGACAGGGAATCGAACATCACCAAGTCCACAAATACTTACACGACATGCGTGAAACCGTATTCCCATCCCCCCAGTTTTATGGTATAATAGACTTATGAAATACAAATTATTAATACTTACATTGCTACTGATACCTACCCATTCTTATGCAGACTTTTGGGATGTATTGGATGCTGTGGAAGACCTTAAACGTTTAGAACGTAGTGTGAAGATACTCGAAGACGTTTCGAAACCTAAAGATATCAAAGACTCTATAATAATATTAGATACATTGCATAAAGACTTGGTATCACCCTACCATAAACCTAAAGATTACAAACAGAATACTCAGAGGTGTGAGTGGTTAATAAGACCAGGCACTCTAGAACAGTACACTATGTGTGTACAGGGGAAATAATATGAGACAGGGTTCTATGACACACTCTTTTAGTGGTAAGAAACGTAAGACGAATGCTTGGAAGGTTCGTACTAAGACCGCTAAGGATTATAATTGGGAGACGAGTGTGAAAACGGTAGCTCCTTACGTGCGTGAGAGTGTATACTATCCGTCGGCGTGTGGTGTGGACAGTCCTAAGACTCTAAATACCCTAAGTAAAGAAGAACGACAACGTATCTCGTCCGAGTATACCATTGCACCGTCTTATAATAAGGGTGCCTACCAAGTGATACCACGTTCAGAGGTGAAACACATAGGGAGATAATCATGTTCAGTTGGATACTTGCAAAATTAGATAAACATTTCGAAAAAATGTTGGAAGAAAGTATGCAACGAACAGCAGATAGAATGAATAAAGAACATGAAGCAATGTATAATCAAAATAAAGTCCCCTATATAAATGAAATTGGTGCAGACGTACCATCCAAGGGTTCAATCATCGATGAGGAAGTATAACATGAGACTATTATTAGAATCCTACCTAGGTTGTAGGATATTTCAAGACCGTTCACCCGCTGGCATTCCACGTTTTATTGTGGAGACACCGAATAGTACCCGAGTCTACTCTTCATTGTACTATAATCTTACAAAAATAAGGGAGTTTCTCGATAATGAGTATCTTTGATTGGTATTTGTTACCGTTTTATGTCATTGCATTTGTCGGTAGCGGTGTTGCATGGGTTGGTCTCGTATTTTACATTGATTATTTAATCAAAAAATACTTTAAATTTTAAGGAGATAAATAAAACCATGAGTATAGAATTAATATTGATTCATTTAGGATTTATCCTAGCACTAGTCTATTTCGTACACCGTAGTGGTGTCAAACATGGACATGCAGAACTACTTCAAACGCTCATGGACGACAATATTGTCGACCCACAGCAAATAATAACCTTCTACGAACGATTAAAAGAAAAGTAGAAACAACACCAAGGATATATTATGAGAATAATTGGAATTAATTCCAGCCATGATACCAGTTTATGTATTATGGAAGACGGAGAAGTCGTAGAACTCTTCGAAGAAGAAAGAGAAAGACGTGATAAGTATTATTCACCGACTTTAGAGTCCCCCCACCTACATGTAATCGACTCTAAAGGTCTTGCAGACTCATTGGTAGACGATGAAGGCAATGTAAAGGGAGAGTTAATCTTTGCATCGTTCGATAGACGTGACATGAAACTTGAAATGGACTTAGATTATCTTATGGATAATCGTCTCATTGCACAAGAGTTTGCAGATGAACTTGCAAAGGAACAATTAACCGAAGCAAGAATCCAAGAATTAATTAAAGCCTATCCCAAAGTGGGACTCAAACAAGACTGGCACGAAGAAATGGATGAAACCATTCATGATGAGATGTGTAAACAGTTCTTTGATGTAGACCAGTATCACTTTGACACAGAACATCACATGTATCATGCATACAGTGGATATTATCTCAGTCCTTTCTTTGACAAGGGTGAGGATGCAATGGCTATTGCATGGGATGGTGGTGGTGCTAAGTGTTATCATGAAACACATCCGAACTATCAAGAGATTGAATCTATTTGGAAGTGTGACTTTGACACTAAGACTATTGTTCCCCAGTGGAAGAAGATGTCTAATCACCGTATGTTAGGTGACGTATCCAATACGTTCTTTCCTAACATGTACTACGACTCAGCTCATTGTCTCACAGACTTAGAGACAGAGATTGATGGACTGCCTGTTACGTTCACTAGCTTCCCTTCTAGCGGTATGAACTTCAGTAACATGAGTTATGCCTTCGGTGCAGACATTCATGGACGTGCAGCGGGTAAAGTCATGGGTATGGCATCATACGGAAGACTATACGAAGACAGACCCGATAGGTTTGATAGACATATCGTTGCACAGATGTGTGAGGAAGAATCATTTAAGAATGCATGTAATGTTATCAGACGTGCAGTAGAATTAAATCCCGACTGTAAGAACTTAGTTCTCAGTGGTGGCTTCTCATTAAACTGTACAAACAATTACAGATACCTACAAGAGTTTCCCGAATTAAATATATTCGTTGACCCTGTACCCCATGATGGTGGTACTGCAGTTGGAGCTGCATTTTGGTTACATTATCATTTAGAAAACGAATACTTCGAACCAGTAAAGGAAGGAGTCTTAGATAGTGCAGAAGCACCAGTCCATCCATACAAGGAAGAAGCAACAACAGAGGAAACAGACAGTGAGTAAGAATAGAATATTAGAAATCATTAGAGACCAAGACGAAGTAATTAGATTACTGGTTGAAGAGAAACAAGTTGTTGCAATGTTCCAAGGTAGTTCTGAATGGGGCCCACGTGCATTAGGTAATCGTAGTATTTTATTTGACCCTACTAATCCCGATGCAAAGCAAATTGTAAATACAATTAAGAAGAGAGAATATTATAGACCGTTTGCTGGTACTGTATTAAAAGAACATGCACATGAATATTTTGAGATGTTGCAGTTAGAAGAGTCACCTTATATGTCGTTTGCAATTCAATGCAAAGAGAAAGCATACAAAGAGATTCCTGCTATCGTTCATGCAGACGGAACATGTCGTATTCAAACTGTTACTCAAGAGCAGAATAAAAATTATTACAATTTAATTAAAGCCTTGGGTGAAAAGAATGGCACCCCCATTATATTTAATACTTCATTTAATTTAGGTGGAGAAGCTCTAGTGGAAACAATCTTTGATGCAGTCGACACATGTAATCGTTCCGACATTGGATTCCTTTACGTACCCGAAGACCAGCCAGATGGTATTCCATACGAATTAATTCGACCTAAGAAATCAAAAGATTTAAAAAATGATGCAGAACAAGATGGTGTGTGGGAGTCAGAAGTATAAATACTTCTTATGATAGAAGTCACAGACATTGCAATTGCAAAGCTTATAGAGAAGAAAGTAGACTCAGTTAGAATGGGTGTTACTGGTGGTGGTTGCAGTGGTTATGAATATGTTTTTGTAGAAGATGAATTCAGAGACGGTGATTTAGAATTAGATTACGGTAACTTTAAATTTTTAATAGATACAATGAGTCAACCTTTTTTAAATGGAATGACACTAGATTATGAGAAACAAGGATTGAATGAAACATTTACGTTTCAGAATCCAAATGAAGAAGCCAGTTGTGGTTGTGGAGTGAGTATAAAATTTAATGAAGACATCATCAGCAAAAGCTAAAGGTCGTAAACTACAACAGTGGTTTAGGGACTTACTTGTAGAGAAGTTAGACTTAGACCCCGAAGATTCTGAATCAAGACCTATGGGTTCTCAAGGCGAGGACATCATCCTAGGTACAGAGTCCCGAAGATTATTTCCATACAGTGTAGAGTGCAAGAACCAAGAAGCAGTTAACGTGTGGAATGCATATACACAAGCAGAAAGCAATTGTGGTAAGTACGAACCCATTGTTGTGATTAAAAGAAATAGAAGTAAACCATTGGTGTTGGTGGATGCAGAATACTTTGTAGAGTTGCATAAGAAACCATTAACCCCATTAGAAGAACAAGCCATACAGGTGGGATTAAAGAAATGAAATCATTTCAAGAATTAATAGTCGAAGAAGACATTAAGAAGTCCGACCCCTATCGCCTTGTCGTTCTTGCAGAACGTCCTAAGAAACAATCAAAGAAATCTACCAGTGGTAAGATAGTTAGTGTTGCAGAGAAGATGGGCATGGATGTTTACAACGTGCGTATCAATGGTGCATACTTAGAACGTGATGAGGATAGTGGTGAGATTACTATTCACAATGCAGACGATGAGAAAGGATTCGAGATTGATGCAGACACATTAGTTATGATTCGTGGTGCAGTAAACACTAAAGATTCCTACCTCGATTTAATCTCTCAGATTGAACGCTACGGCATTGCAACGTGTAACCCTAGGGAATGTATCGAAGTTTGTTCAGACAAGTTTAGAACGTATCTGAGACTGCAAGAGATAGGTCTAAACCAACCACGTACCGTATTGATTCCAAACGATGAACCCGAGACTGTAGATAGAGCTCACGAAGCATTAGATAATAACTTCCCGATGATACTTAAAACATTACAGGGTTCTAAAGGTGTGGGTGTTCTATTAATCGAAACAGAACGTTCATTACAATCACAGGTCAGCTTGATTTATAAGATTGACCCTTACTGTGATATTCTATTACAAGAGTATATCGAATCAGATTACGATGTACGTGTAGTCATTGTCAACAGAGAAATCGTTGGTGCAATGAGACGAAACAAAATTACAGATGATTTCAGAAGTAATGTATCCCAAGGTGCAGATGCACAATCAGTTACATTGACAGAGATGGAAAAAGATATTTGTCTAAGAGCTAGCAAAGCCGTCAACGGACAATGGTGTGGTGTCGACTTTATTCCTAGCAAAAACAGAAAGACCGAACCACCATACCTATTGGAAGTAAATCATTCGCCAGGCACTGAAGGAATCTCTAGTGTTATCGGTGAGGACATTGTTAAGATGGTTCTTAAGATTTACAAAGACCGAGACATATGGAAGAAGTCACCAACAGAGTGTGGTGTATTAGAAACCATAGAGATTGAAGGTCAAGAGATGACAGTGAAGTTAGATACAGGTAATTCAGTTTCAGCTTGTTCACTTCATGCAGAAGATTTAAAGGTCAAGGGTAAGATAGTTACATGGACAACAGAGGGTGTTAAGTATAAGAAACCATTAAAGAGAATGGTTACTTTATTGAAACCAGCTGAAGACAGACCAGTCGTAGAACTTGAGTTAAATTTCCTAAACACTATATACGAACAAGAAGTTAGTTTAGATACTAGAGGTGCAATACCGTTTCTTGCGAACCGTGACTTGATGCAACGTGCAAACTTAATGATAAACCCAGCACGTAAGTTCATGATTACAAACAAACGTGATGAAAGGGATGATAGTTAATTTATAAATCAACTTGACAACGCCCCTGGCTTTATTATATACTGCTCACATGATTATGAAAACTGAACCCAAAAAAATAAATATCCAAGACCGAATGCGTGAGAAAGCAATCGATGCCTATGATGAAGTTGAGTTCCAAATCGATTCCTTTATGGACGATAAGAAGAGCTCCTTCTCAATGTACAAATATCTTAAGCAACTAGATTATAGTTCTAAAGTAATTACCTTCATGAAAGGTAAAACACTTCAAGCACAACTCGAAGTTAAGAACAAAGAAGGTTGTGAACAATTAGAAGAGGCCTTTAACTTTCTCACTAAAACACAAAAGAAAAACTACATCAAATTCTTAGAGGGTATCGAATCCGATATCGATAAGTATTGTGACGAGTACAAACCAGTTCGTAAGGTCAGACCTATGACCCCTAAGAGAATGGTAAGGAAGCTTCCGTTCTTAGAAGAGTGGGAAGGTTACAAGTCTATAGACAAGGAAGAGATACCAAGAGCATTAGACTTGTTCACATACAATACTGCATCTAAAAAGTTTACACACTTCAGTGGACATCTTGCAGTCAAAGGTTCTAGAATTACTGGGTATGACTCATGTAAAGAAAAGACCTTGACAGATTACAAGTTGCTTGATAGACTAGTAACAGGTGGTAATATTATTGCTCGTGGATTTATGGATGAGATTCCTAGGTCGAAGTTGAAAGACGGAAACGACTTGATTACCAAAAATACATTATTATTGAAAGTGGTAAAATGATTCTAATAGACTTTACACAAACCATCATTGCTGGTTTAATGGTTCAACTAAAAATGAACAACGGAGAAGTAAGTGAGGACATGTTAAGACACATGATTCTCAATTCAGTTCGAGGATATCAAAGGAAGTACGCTGCAGAGTATGGAGAGATTACTCTTTGTACGGATGCATCACATCCATGGAGACGAGACTACTTCCCACAGTACAAAGCAAATCGTAAGAAGTCTAGAGAAGCAGATAACAAAGACTGGGGATTAATATTTGATACACTTCATAAGGTGAAGATGGAAATCAAAGAGAACTTTCCATACCGTTATATGTATGTCGAGAAGTGTGAAGCTGATGATATCATTGCAGTGTTAACTAAACATGCACCCTTCGGAGAGAAGGTCATGATAGTAAGTGGAGATAAAGACTTTCAGCAACTCCATAAATACAAGTACGTAACTCAATGGAGTCCCAACCTTAATAAACTTATTACAGTTGAAGACCCCGATTTATTTTTGAGAGAACATATTCTTACTGGTGATAAGTCAGACGGAGTTCCAAACATTCTATCTAATGATGATTGCTTGGACTTAGGTATTAGACAAACACCTTTAAGGAAGCCTGTCAAAGATAAGTACTTAAGAATTACAATTGAGAGTGACGATAAATACTATCGTAACTATTTAAGAAACCAAACTCTAATTGATTTAGAGTTTATACCAACTGATATAGAAAAGAATATATTAGATGAGTTTGAAAAGACAGCACCAGTAAAGGGTAAAGTCTTTGATTATTTAAGAACACATCGACTAGACCAGTTGTTAAACCATGTAGAGGATTTTACATTATGACCGAGAAAAAAAGAGGAAGAGGAAGACCGAAGGGAGCTCCCAATAAACCTAAAATGAAGTTGATTACCGAAAGAGTAAAGCTTCAGAAAAATGCAGACGTATATGAAATACTATGTCAAGCAAATATCGTTGCTGAGACTGATTCAGCAAAAGCAGTTAACGGATTGAAAGTATTCAATGAAACTAACGGTGGAGTTAAGAAAGTATTGCAGTGGCAATTCGATGAGAATATTACAACCGTCTTACCCGAAGGCAAAACACCTTACAGAGAGAACTCAGCACCTAGCTCTGATTTAACAGAAACATCACTTAGATTTGAACATAGGTTGTTCCAGTATTTTGTTACGGAACAAATCTCTGCAACTAAGAGAGAGGCAATGTGGATTGGTCTTCTTGAAGGCATCCCTAAAGAAGAAGCAGAACTGCTTGACCTCGTTAAAGACGGTACTTGGGCATTCCCAAATATCACAGCAAATATCGTGAAAGAAGCCTTTCCCGAGATTAATTGTTAACTAAATAATTACAGTAGACCGAGACTATACATATTAAAAAGGGAAGTTGATATATCAACTTCAGTAAACAACTTTCTAGTCTAGTTCTGCTCCATGGAGAAACCTAAATTATGGCAACAAATGAAAATCAAACTGTGTCACAGTTTGCACAAGAAAAACCCGAACCTACAGAGTTAGAAAGAATTCAACAAAGAATTGCTGACTACAAAGTAGGATTTACCGTCAACAGTGCTGGGGTTGTTAATGCACTGATTCAATCACATCTACAAAGTGGTAAGGTCACCCAAGGTGAACTTGTACCATTGCATACTGTAACCGAAGAATACGCTGCTGGATTAGCAGAGTACAATCAGATTGTCGAGAATGCACAACGTAGGTCTCAAGAACTTATCGCTGCTGACCAACTTGCAAAGGCACAGGCATTTGAAAAATCACAACAAGAACAACAGCAAAGACTTGCAGACGAAAGGATTGCAAGGAAAGAAGCAAACAATAAGATTGCACAACTTGAAGCTGTTCTTGCATCACATGGGATTGGTGTTGACTTAAACGGTGACGGAGTTATCGGTGTTAAACAAGGTACATTAAACAAAGATGGTTTTGTTGAAATGTCTGCTGACGAAGTCGCAATACTTGCCAAGAAACATGGATACGAAATTCCACAACCAGCACCTGTACAACAAACCCCTCTAGCAAAACCTAGTAAGGCAACAGGTAACATGGGTCTTGCACGTGCAATGAATCCTGCTACAGAAGATACAGTTGATGTTGGAACAGACGTAGAAGTAAATGAAACAACATTTGTTGACCCGACAGAAGTCGAACCTTTCGTTCCTTTAGATACACCACAGTCTGATACAAGATATCAACCACAAGGGAATACAACCGAGTCTTTCTTTGATGAAGTTGATAGAGTTAACGAAGTTGCATTTGCTGACGAAGTGATTACGGATGAGTCCTACAAATCAATCAATGATGCAACACCCGAAGAGTGGGATGAAGCAATCTCAACCGATGCAGATTTCAATGCAAGGGTAGAAGAAACCAAACAGGCATTCAGACAAGAGATTGAAGAAGACCAAGGGTTTGAAGTATCAGACGAAGTAGAACCATTAGGTTCAGAGTTCTCAGTACAGGAAGAAGATACTAGAACTGAATCGTCCTTAGCAAAACCAGTAATCACTGGTGGTAATTTTAAACCAAGAGCAGAAACTCTACAGACAGGTGACTCAGTAAAGGCACCAGCTGAAAAGACAATCCCTTCATATGATAGTGAAGAAGAATTACTTGCAGCTGCACAAGCAAAGATTGATGCACAAACAGACATTGAAGAAGAAGAAGTATATGACGAAATTACAATTCCGTCTAGTGCAGAATTAGATGCAATGACTAAGAGTGCTATTATTAAAGCTGGAACGGATTTAAACTTTACACTTGATAAGTCTCAAACAAAAGCACAATTGATTGAATCATTTCAAGACCAAACAGATGAATTAATACAATCACTACAGGATGATGGGTCATTCGTATCAGCAGTCGACAGTGATGAAGGAAATGATAATGACAATGATACTGTGCGAGACGGTGGTTACTTCTAAGGAATCAGAAGTACTACCCCTTGAATTAGACAAAGTAAGTCACAGATACGTAGAACGTTTTCACGATATTGAAGATGACGTTCTACGTTTAAACTTTCCCCTTGAATATACAATCCGCTTAGGAATCCAATACGATACCCCCTTTGTAAATCTCTATCTTGAAGATGGTGAGTTAATTTTCTCAGCACACGACAGGCAAACAGACGGATTACACATTAGACCATATCTTTATAATAGACATGGTGACCCACAAAGTTGTATGATTTCAGAAGACAAATCAGCACAGTTTTTTATCATACCACAATACTTTACTGAAGGAGTAATCGACATTGGCGACACAATCGAGTTTTCTTACCAAGAACAGGTTTTGGATGGAGAAGAAAGACACATTAGGTGCAGGCGTGTCGATACGTAACATACCGATTAAAGCAGTAGACCAATACGACTTTCTAGAACATCGTAGAGAACAGGAAGAGAAACATTGGAGTCGACAAGACCAACTGAATGAACTCAGTTCTATTCTTACAGTTGAAGTTAACACTACAGAGTTATGCAACAGGACATGTTCATTTTGTCCACGTGCAAATCCCGAAGTATTCCCAAATAGAAATTTACATATGACTCCCAAGGCTGCAAAGACCATTGGAGATGAATTACATAAGAATGGATTTAGAGGGAAGATATCTTTAAGTGGATACGGAGAGAATCTACTTAACCCAAGGTTCAGAGAAATCGTTCATACCTTTAGGTCAGCAGTTCCTTATGCAACAATAGAATGCAACACGAACGGAGATAAACTCACTAGAGAATATGCAGAAGAGTTATTCGAATTTAGTGGATTGGATTTACTCTACATCAATCTATATGATGGTATCGAACAGATGGAACACTTCGATAAGATAATGAAAACGATTCCCGAAACGAAATACAAGTATCGTATGCATTGGGGTGACATGGCAAATCATGGATTGATACTAAACAATAGAAGTGGTGTAATGGATTGGGTAGGAATTGAGGAGAGTACAATTGAAGCGTTACAAGGTAAACCGTGTCATTATCCTTTTTATAAAATGTTTGTTGATTGGAATGGTGATGTTTTATTCTGTTCCAATGACTGGGGTAGAGAACATGTTGTAGGCAACTTGTTATCAGAGACCCTACATAATGTATGGTTCTCTAAACCTATGAATAAGATTAGAAAGAAATTAATGAAGGGTGACAGGTCTATGTCCCCCTGTAACAAGTGCAGTGTCGATGGCAGCTTGTTCGGCAAGCAATCTTTCGACATAGTGAGTGAATATTATGAGAGTAGCAATAACAGGAAGTAGTGGTCTTGCAAAGACAATCAAAGACACACTAGAAGCAACACCCTTTCAAGGAGAGGTTATTACAGTAGACACAATTCGTTGTGAAGACATTACAATGAATGGAACTAACTGCTGGTTATTCAGCAGCGGTCATAGACCTTGTGATGTTCTAATCAATCTTGCACATGTAGACCAATCTAAGATTCTATCGATTGCACATAAGGCATGGGAGACAGACAAGTCTAAGACTATTATCAATATCTCAAGTCGAGCAGCCCAGCCGAATATTTCAAAAGGATTTGTTTACGCATCAGAGAAAGCACAACTCAATCACCTTGCAAATAATCTACAATACAATTCTAAGAAGAGATATAAAATGACCACAATCAATTTAGGTCTTCTCAACGATGAGAATCTACCTAGTGTCAAACACCAAGACGTTGCTGGACTTATCTACAAACTGATTACGTCCTATCCCGACTATGAGATTGCAGACGTGACACTACAAGCACATGCAAACTACCAAGACGTGCAGAGTGACAAGGAAACTTTAAAGGAAGTTTACTATCATTTACACACTGATTCGTTATAAATAATACTATGACAGAATACAACGATTTCGGATTTACAGCGATGGATGCAGATGAACTTGCAGCCATTGATACAAAGATTATTGAGAAGACTACAACTGCAACGGATGTAATCAACAAACTTGATAATTTTGTGAGACCCCTACTTGAGAATCTTGCAAAGGATTCAGACAAGGACTATATCTATTGGCCCAATAGAGTAGACATCATCAATAAGAAACTTAAAGAACTAGACGACATACAAAAGAGTTTATAAAAGGCCTTTACAGCACCCCCCGCTTTTTGATATACTGTACTCCAATAAAGAAATAACTTTAGGAGTTAAACATGAGAAAACATCGTGATAGTATATACACGTCCCCCGAATCCCAAATGCACATTGTTAAGTTAGGTAGGGAGATTATAACCGCCTGTGAGATGGGTGAACTACATCCAGGCAATGACGAAGAGTCACTACGTCTATGGAATGCAGCGGTCACAGCAGGCAATAAAATGACCACGATAGGGTTGACCTATTCGAGGTTCAAGACAGTGAACGACCTAACCCCCCTTGAACAAGATTCAGTACTTGCATATATTAAAGAGCGTGAGGCCTTGACAGCAGGCTAAGCTTTTTGGTATACTATGTATATAATGAAAAATCAAGGAGACACTATGAACCAATCATTAAAAACCAAAATCACTTCTTTAAGCTCTCTTGCAGAGTTGAATGAAGTTATCGCACTTTGTAATGAAGTGAAGAAACTGAATGCCAAGACCTCTTTGGTCGAAGGTGCAAAAGTCTACGTAGTCCAAAAGACTAAAAGGACTTTGGGGACTTTAATTAAAGTCAAGATATCAAGAGCAACTGTAGAACTGCCAGAGGGTAGATATTCAGTTCCTTTAACTATGTTGGAGGCAGCGTAATGAAATTGTCAGCACTAGTGAACGAAGTAAACCAAGAACAAGAGTTGCTTCAATTGTGTGACAACTTGGTTGAAGACTTGACGGCTGCTCATCTTGAGCAGTTCCCAACTCTTACTGATTATTCCTACTCTTATAAAGTGTCTAGGAAGTATATTAAGATTATCACCGACAGTGGAAACCAAAAATCAGTTTGGGGTTTCATTAATAAGTCAGAATGGACTAATAAGAAAGATACTACCTTTTTGTGTGGTGACGTTCTTATGTCTGCTGGATGGGCAACCCCAGCATTAAATTCAGCAAGAGGAAATCTCTTCATGGACGGTGGATACAAAATCACTGGAATGAGAAAGTACGGGCCGGATTATCTGAAATGAAAAAGTTGAAAAAAAGTGTAACCCCTAAGCATACCACTGATTGGTATGTTAAGTGGGCTGCATGTGTATTCGTTCTTGCAGCGATGTCTCTAAGAGGTATCGAGGGTATGGCACACTATGACCTAGGTCTTTCTATGATTGGAATTACTTTGTGGTTGTGGGTGTCCTTTATATGGAACGACAGGGCATTGATACTACTCAATGCAGTAGGTCTACTATTTTTAATTAAGAATGCCTTGACAATGGCCCTGGCTTTTTGATATACTATGTATATAATGAAAAAACAAAGGAAAGAATTATGAGAAACCAATATGTAATCACCACCCAAAATCTTGAAGAGTATGGAGACAACTTCCATAAGTTCAAGGGCGGGTCAGACTACGTCATTGGGTTCGATGTCGAAACCCTCGTGTACGAGGAGAATGCTTATGGTGAGGGCGAACACTCTTACTACCATGCACCTAGTTTGACTGAGGCTAGTGCAGCTGCATTGGTCATGAAACATGTCAATAGGTATAATGGGTTGAATGGTTCATTCGACTACATCACTTCGATTGAACAAATCGAGGGAACTTTCCGTTCCGATGAAATCGACAATCCTACATGGGTGGGCGATGTGTCAGAATTAATTAGCGAGGTAAATGCAATATGATAATAAAAGAATACGAAATTGAATCAGAGGGTGTCGGCGGGACATCACTCAAAGGTTATGTAACCACTTGTTATGACACTCTAGTGTCATTGTTTGGTAAACCAACCTACACAGATGCAGACCCATATGCAAAGGTTAATTGCGAGTGGGTGCTGAATGTCAAGTACTTCGAAGAAGAAGGTATGGAAGACTATGACTATGACCGTGAACTGGTCACGATTTATAACTGGAAGGACGGACATGTCCCTCTAAACGAATGTCAATGGCATGTAGGTGGAAAGTCCTACATTGCAGATGATTTAGTAAACCTAATTGTTGGTGGTAATATCAAAGCCGACTACAATGCAAATTCATAGGAGAATAATATGAGTTTAGATTACGAAAGTGCAAAACTAATTGCAGAACGTACAGAAGGTAAATTGACAGCCGACGATGTCATGAATCTAGCAACGTATGGTACTACCAACGCTGCTGATATGAATCCATTCCAAACGGAATTGGAATTTGATGAGAACGTATGCATCTGTGGGGAAGAAGCTTGTCCCGATGAATACGCTCACACAACGAGTGGGTATTAATATGGAACAGGAAGTAGTACAAATTAGTGCGATTGGTGGGTTTCTCTTATGTGTAATTATGGCGTCCTTAACCTTCGCAGGTTTACACATTAATAAACCGTTTCCATGGGAAAAACGTAAACAGTTTGACAAAGATGATGTCAAATATAAAGATGGCGACAACACGTGATTGTTGAAGAGAACACAATGTTAGAATTGAACGGTGTACAGATTGTACACCAGTTTCATAATGGTTACGGTGCCAGTGTAGTCAAGCATGACATGTCATATGGCGGAAAAAACGATTTATGGGAATTGGCGGTTCTCAAAAACGGTGAGTTGTGTTATAATACTAGTGTAACTAGTGATGTCTTAGGACATTTATCAGACGAGGACGTTGAGTTCCATCTGAAGGAGATAGAAAACTTATGAGTAATTTTCATTTGAACCAAAATCAACTATCATCGGCAGATTTGCCGTTCGAACCAGCAGAATGGTTTCCCGAATTAGACCTATTACAGGAAAGTGGTGAAATTAACATGTTTGGAGCCCCAAGATGGTTAAGGGAAAACTTCGGTTTTTCTAGGGAACAGGCAGAAACAGTTTTTAAGGCTTGGGTGGAGTATAAATCATGAAAATGAGACATTACTATTTAGTTTTTGGTGCAATTTTAGGGTTTTTGACTGGTTCCTTCTCTCAGAAGGTTCAGGCCTCCGACCCAAATGGTGAAATTTTCTGCATGGCAAAGAATATCTACTTCGAAGCAGGTAATCAGCCGGTAGCTGGTAAAATTGCAGTAGCACAAGTCGTGCAAAATCGAGTAAAAAGTAGAGATTACCCCGATGATATTTGTGCAGTTGTTTTTCAGGCCAAGTGGGCCACCAATTGGAAAGGCAATCCAATGCCAGTGAGGCATATGTGTCAATTTTCGTGGTTTTGTGATGGTAAATCCGATATACCCGAAGATAGTGTCACATGGGATATTGCACTTATGACTGCAAGGGCAGTTATATGGAATAATTACGGTGATATCACCGAGGGTGCCACACATTATCATAATGACAGTGTACATCCGTATTGGGCAGACTCATTGAATGAGACTGTAACTATTAACAACCACATCTTTTACAAATGAATATATTTTACTTACACGAAGAACCCGAAATTGCAGCTGAACTACATTGCGACAAACATGTAGTCAAAATGATTATAGAATACGCTCAGCTTTTGTCCACTGCACATAGAATGTTAGATGGTAAACATTATATTGACGATTCGAGTGGTCGTAGAATTCAAAGATGGAGACTTGAAGGTGAAATGGAAAACTTATACAAGGCTTCACACGTCAACCACCCATCCAATATATGGGTTCGAGAGAACGCAGTTCACTACCAATTTGTATATGACCTATTTGCAGCTTTGTGTAAGGAGTACACCCATCGTTATGCCAGGGCCCATTTAACGCAGGAAAAACTACTGGATTTACTAAACCAGTTACCAAACAATATTGACCTTTGTGCGTGGAGAGAACCACCTCAATGTATGCCCGATGATGTCAAAATGAAATCATCTATAGATGGTTACCATAAATACTACAACAAATACAAAAAAGATTTTGCAGTATGGACTGCAAGACCAACACCCGAGTTTATGTATGCCTCTATATGATTTTTTAAATAATGAAACTGGTGAGATTGAAGAGCATAATATGTCTTATACCAAACTCGACCAATTCAAAGAAGACAACCCACACCTCAAACAAGTTATACTTGGAACGCCAAGCATTGTTGGTGGTCATGGTGACAGGGTGAAACTTGATAATGGCTTCAAAGAAGTCCTCAATAAAATTTCTTCTGCAAACCCAGGCTCACCTATGGACAGACATAGACAACGTGGAGTCAAAGAAGTTAAGACTAAAGAAATAGTTAAAAAGCATCTAGACATTCAATCAAGAAAGAAGTAGAATAGACTTATGAGTAATTTATTAGAACTGTGGGAATTAGAACACTTAGATTTACATACCGTTCAAAAAGACGGTAAGAGATTTTACACAAATGGTGATGAAGACTTTCACTATCCAAGTGTAACAACCGTTGTTGGTTTACTCAATCGAGAACATATCAAATTGTGGAGAGAACGAGTTGGTGAAGATACAGCCAATCGTATATCAACTGGTGCAGCCAAACGTGGTACATCATTCCACCAAGTCGTAGAAGACTACCTAAGATATGAAGGAAAGGAATTGACCTTTACCGACATCATCGAAGAAAACAGATTTAAAGGAGTTCAACCAGTACTAGATGAAATAGTACCGATTGCTTTAGAGGCACCATTGCTCTCTAGGCACTTGGAAATGGCTGGACGTGTGGATTGCATCGGAGTGTTCGAAGATGCATTATCCATTATAGATTTCAAGACCTCAGCTTCTTTTAAGGAAGAGTATATGGCAAAACCTTGGTTCTATCAAATGACTGCATATGCAGTTATGGTGGAAGAACTTACAGGAACACCAATCGAAGAGATTACTGCTATTGTGAGTCTAGAAAACGGGAGCTTTCAAATCTTCTCAGCAGACCCTATGGACTATGTTGAAGATTTATATAAGTTAAGAGAACAGTACGGTAACCTTCACGGAGTATAATATGGAAGATATCAGAATAAGAGTGCATGAAGGACATCATGTTTCATTAATAAAAGAAAAGAGAATCAGTGCAGAAGCACTAGAAGTTTTAGGTATATGTGATACCATGATTGAAGAGTTCATCGAGGATGGAGAAGTTGAAGTTGGGTTTGAAATAGAAAACGTAATTGACCCAAACTATGCACACCTCAATGGTTATCATGTTGATGATGCTATTAGAGAACTCATCGAGTATTCAGAAACATTTGATGATGAAGAGGATTGGATTTCAGATAGAAAAGGTTTTACAGAAGTTACACATTCGTTTATCAAAGACGGAGAGGCACTGTACCGATGATAAGTAAAAAAGAATTTACGGAACAAGTGGAAAAGTTATTGATAGGTGGTAAGACAGATGTTATGGGAGCAATCATAAAAGTTTGTGACGACAACAAGGTCGAACCCGAATCAGCAAAGAGGTTAATATCCCAACCTCTCAAAGAAAAATTAGAAGCAGAAGCAACTGGTTTGAAAATGATAAACAGGGGTTCATCAGCACAAGGAACCATTACAGGTTTCTTTAACAAGTAGGTAATTATGAAAAAAGGTGATACAGTCACAGTAGTGGCAATTAGTGGTGAGTACGTAGGTGAGTTCGACAGTCAGTTGGATACAACTATTACATTGACTCAACCAAAAATGATAGTTTCAAACCCCGATGGTGGGATGGGATTTGCAAGAGGTGTAGCGGTAACAGGATGTGAAGCTCCCGAGTCGATTGTGTTTAACAACTATGTGTTTGTGACAGAATCAAACAAAGGTGTTGCTGACGCATATGACATTGCAACAGGAAAGAAAGAAGCTCCTAGAGTTGAAGTTCCAGCAGAGAAGAAGATTATTACTTAATGACTTCTAGAGAAGGATATGATGCGTACACTTTATACTTAGGTATAAAACTTCACTTCCACTCTAAGGATTATGATTTCGTCAAGTACAACGGAAAAGTAAAGTCGGATATCAAATCCTTTCTTAAACGTAAAGACAAATACCATTTTGGTAAGTTGTTCAGAACATATAAACAAGAACTACAAGACTTCTACATTGCAAATCTATCTTACAAAGATTTCTGGGCGGGTGACCTTCTAGACAAAGAATGTGATAAGAGATATAAGGAATGGAAGAAGAGAAATCAGAAGCTTGGTTATATGTTTGAAACAGAGGTGAATGACTTGATACGAAAGTTCAAGATTCAAACACAACTTAAGGTAGTAGATGGTCAACACCCTAGACTACTGAAAGCTTACATGAGTAAGGATGTAAGTTTAGAAACCATTTGCATCATGGATGAGATAATTGGTTTCACTAAAGATTGGGAAAGACTTATCTCAGAGAAGGTAGTCTATCCCGACTTACACATTAGAATTAACAAATACAAGTCGTTTGTAACATACGACCAAAAGAAATACAAAGCAAAACTTCTAGAAATATGTTCTACATAAGAGTTTTAGCTTTACCTAAATAATACATTACAGTCTATTGAAAAAGCCTATTGACGGTTTCATGAAAGTAGACTATAATGAATTATACTATGAAAGTAGTGAAGAATGGATACTTACGAGTATCTTGATATAATGCGATAAAATGCAAATACAATTGTAATACAATAGGAGAATACAATGTCAAGTAGTTTAGATAAACTAAGAGCTGCAATGGAAACAGCTTCCCCAACAGGCGGAGAAAAAAAATCCTACTCAGACGATACTATGTGGAAACCCGAACTCGATAAGAGTGGTAACGGTTACGCTGTAGTTCGTTTTTTACCCACCCCCGAGGGAGAAGAGATGCCATGGGTATCTTATTTCGACCACGGTTTCCAAGGCCCAGGCGGATGGTATATTGAGAAGTCTTTAACGACTGTCAATAAACAAGACCCTGTGTCTGAATACAATACTCAGTTATGGAATACTGGTGTTGAGGCAAACAAAGACCAAGCACGTAAACAGAAAAGACGTTTACATTATGTGTCTAACATCCTTGTTATCTCAGACCCTAAAAATCCTGCTAACGAAGGTAAAGTATTCAAATATCGTTACGGTAAAAAAATCTTTGAAGCACTCAAGGAAGCAATCTCACCAGCATTTGAAGATGAGAAAGCAATCAATCCTTTTGACCTCAGAGAAGAAGGTGCAAACTTTAAGATTAAAATTAGAAAGGTAGATGGTTACTGGAACTATGACAAATCTGAATTTGATACACAAGCACCTTTATTTGATGATGAGCAAAAGCTTGTAGATGTGGTAAACAACCTACATAGCTTAAGTGGAATTATTGCACCAAGTGAGTTTAAATCTTACGAAGAGTTAAAAGAGAAACTCGATAGAGTTCTTGGATTAACAGGTGCAGTAACTAACTCAACAGCTGAATCAGTTGCAAATGACATGGAAGAAGTTCCTTGGGCAGATGTAAACAAAGAGTCAGTTGCTGATGAACCTGTAGTTGCATCAGCTGAATCTACTCCGATTGATACGGAAGATGATGCGATGGACTACTTTAAGAAACTGGCTGCTGATAGTTAGTAGTTAAGTTTCTTATAATGGGGCAGTCGTGTATATTCAAAATGTGTCCTTGAAAAAAGACGACTGCATCACTGAGACCGTGGAAAAAAATTGGGGGTACTCAGTAAGGGAAAGACTAACAGCATATAGCGGGTTGGTCGGTGAAGAGCGGGTTGCTGTAAGGCGCGGGGCGAAATCACACTTTTTAAGAGAACAATTATGCCAAGTGTAACACCAAAAATAAATCCAAAGAATCGGAACGTAGAAGGGTTCGACCAACTACTTCGCAGATTCAAAAAGGAATGTGAAAGGGCAAATATAGTTCAAGAGTGTAGGGATAGGAAGTATCATATCAAACCTAACACTATCAAAAACGAAAAGAACCAACAACTAAAAAGACGTAAGAAGTTAGATGCTAAGAGAGCATCAATGGGTAGACGTGGATTCAGAGGGCCGTTAGGTTGAGATTATGGCAGAACAATGGCATGGCGGAAAAGGTTCTAAACGTAGAAATTCTAACGAGAAAGCATACTCAGATAATTGGGAAGCAATCTTTGGTAAGAAGAAAACTGAAATAAAGGTTAGAAAGACTACACCATCACATGGACTTACTCAAGTCCAAAAAGACAAAACCAAATACAATCGAAAGGTATCTAAAGCAGATATCCTTAGAGGCCCAGACTTAATCTAATTCTGATTTACAGTAGCAGTTCTATTAATAGTTCTATCTGTGGGTCTAGGATTAGGTGATGCAGATATCGTATTGTTAGTTACATTGTTATTAGTGTTTTGTTGTGCAACAGATGTATTAATACTAGGGTCGGGTCTCTTGGGCCCCATTTCTTTAGCACGGTCTGCTGAGTCTTTAATCCTATCACCTTGGTCTCTCTCTAAACGAGTCAGTTCCATCTTCTCTTTTTCTGTAAGACCTTCACCATCACCAAAGACCTCATCATCTGATTGTATTCCTTGGAGTTCATTTCTTCTCGCTATTGTGGCATTGTCACCCCTGTTCATTGGGATGTAGTCTTCTCTTGTATCGAGTTCTTTCTGAGCTCTATTAATATCTAAGACTTCGGCTGCTTGTTCTTCACGAAGCTCTTGAGTGGTTACTCCTTTTGTTCCTTCGAATCTTTCTAGTCCACCGCCCAGTCGACCATCTAACTGTCCCTTGTCTGCTTGTTCTTGAAAGTACTCTCTCTTCTGTTCTTCGGTTGCATCCTCACCATTGATTTTTAAGTTACTAAATTTAACCTTATTCTCAACTTCTTTTTGTCTTGCATCTATGACATTTTGAACATTATCATAATCATCTTCAGATTGATTCCTTTCTTTAAGTAAATCCTTAGAGGAGATATCATCCATTGCCATGTCTTGGTCAATGTCAGCTTCTGCTTGTTCCATCATCTGTTTCTTCATATCTTTTGCATCAGAGTCACCTCTACCCCAGCCCCAGTTGAGAGCGTCTTCACCAAACTCTGCTTTTAACTGTGCATCGATTTCAGCTTCTTTTGCCTGCATGGCGATTTCTTTTTGTTCTTCTTTAAGTCTTTCCTTTTCTTTTTCTTTTTCTTTGATTACCTCTTGTTTAGCATGTTCTGCTTCTTCTTCCTCAGAGGTTAGACCTAAGAAACTTCTAATACCGAACACCTTATCAGAGAACCAGTTCTTTACTCTTTGCCAGACATCTAGGAAACCATCTACAATGTTGGTAACTACTTCCGTCACCTTAGTCTTCATCATTTCAAATTTTTCCATGATTTGGTCTTTGAACTTCATCCATACGAGAACTAAACCAATTGCAAGAAGTAGAACCGCTGCACCGATTAATACAAACGGTGATGCAAGTAATGCTGGGATTGCAGCTAACATTGCTGGGATTCGTGCAAGTAGAGATACAAACCTTGTTGCACCTTTCATTAACATCTTAGGTGCCATCTTAATTGCTTTGAGTCCTTTACCACCCATAGTCTTTGCACCGTTCTTCATAGTGTTACCTAAGTCAGACATCTTACCTTGAAAGAGTTTTGCTTTCTCAGAGAACACATCTTTAACAGGTTGGAACTTCTCTCCGACTTTACTAGTAATACTTTCCTTTGCAGATTTGAACTTCTCACCGACTTTAGATGTACCATCTTTAACTTTAGTTTTAATACCACTCACTAAATCTTTCATCTTAGTTTTCATGGTTAACCATAAAGCACCAATAGAACCTATGAGACTCATGACTATATCTTTCAATTTGGTGAAAGCACCACCAACTATTGGTAGGTCTTCAAGTTTCGCATATCCAGCTTTGAAGAAATTGCCTATCTCACTTGCAAAGCTTTTAAGACTGTCACCAATAAAGTTACCAAGTTTATTACTGAGCTCGGAAATCTTTCCAAATGCACTCTGAATCCCTTTGGCAACATTTTGTAAATCTTCACCGAACTTAACAACGTCATCAAGCATACCACCGATATCTAGAAGACCACCTGTAAGGTTCTTTACTGAACCCGAAAACTTATCAAAGTCCTCACTTTTAGAAGCCTCATTAAGCATCTTTGTATAATCTTCCTGTGCTTGTTCTTCTTCTTTACTAATTTTTGCAAATTGTTTCGCACGGAACTTCTTAATTTCAGATTCCTTTGCATCAACCTCTTGCTGTATCGCGTCAATCTCTGTTTGTTTCTTAAGACGGTCTTCAATACCCATAGTGATATTGTTATCAATAGAGAACTGCTTACTAAACACTTTGTCTTTCATTGCATTTAGTGATTTGTTACGATTAATTTCAAGTTTCTCGTCATTTAGAAGTTTTGCTTTTAATTCTGCTCTTTCCTTCTCTGAGTCAGCATTATCTGCCAGAAACTCTCTAGTGTGTGCAGCAAGTTTACTTCTTGCAAGAAATCCCGAGAATGTAGCACGAGTCTCTAGACGCTTTTCTGCAAGCTCAAGAGCATACTCTCTATTCGTTTCAGCAACATTAGCTACAAGATTAGCAAAAGTACCATTAAGTTTACCCGAAGCTTTCTCCAAGTTGGTATTTAATGTTTCTAATTTGCGTTGCTGGTCTTTTTCTGCTTCAGTAATTCCTTTGTCTCTTCCTGCCATTGGTTATATCCTAATTGGGGTTTGTGTCACCGTGTTCTTTCGCTGCACTTGAAGTGTATAGTCCAAACCAAGCTGCTCCAGCACCGACTAGTACGGAAATCAATCCCGACTGTTCTAGTGTTGGGTCTGCTAAGTCCATGAACCAAAATGTTGCATAATAAAGTAGGTACATGTAAATACCTAGGAATGCACGAGGTATAATTCTCCATGCATCAATTGTCTTGGCTGCAAATATCCATTTCTGCCAAGGGTTCTTTCTATCTTCGTTTGTTAATTCAAAAATTTCTTGTTTAAGTTCGCCAATCTCTGTTACCATTGCCATGAACTTCTTCAAGTCAATTTCAACCTCGTTACGACTCATGTCCCCCGAGAATTTATCTATTTCGCTCATTAGTGTGTCCTCTAATATTATCTGTTTTGTTTATTCCTTTCGGCCTCCTCTTCAAGGTGGTTCAAAAGGAGCTTAATGTAAATCTCTCTTTCCCATGGCATCATGTCTTCTAACTCACTCAATGAATATTTGTGATGTTGCATCATTTGGAAATTAGTATTGTAATAGTTTACTAATCCCTCATGAGAAAGAGCCATTAAAAAAAAGAGTTTATACCTTCTAATACTCTTTTGTTTTCTCTTTCACAAACATTACATTTCCATTCTGCAGTATGAGAAAGTTTAGGTAGGTCATCAAACCAGTCTCCTAATAACTCCAACTGCTTATAAGTTAGAGAATCAATGAAGTCATCTAAATCAGATTTACTCATATCACTCTTATCATAAACTTGCTCTTCATCAAAAATAGATGTGATAGAATTTTTAACTACATCTAAACCAACATCTGCATCGGCTTGATTCTGATTAGTTAACTTGATGTCTTTAACTAACGGTGTTCTTACTTCAATACCAACAGTATCATTTATCATGACTGTATTGGTTGTAGGTTGTTCCCCGCTTGCTTCAATCTCATCCAAGTTAATTAAAACTTTCTCAGTCCCATTACATTCTTGGTCTCTACATGTTAACGATAGTTCTATCGTTTCACCTATCGATACAGAACGAACCTTTAAGAATAGATATTCTAAATCTATCATTGCAAGTTCATCTGCATTTACCTTTTCATAAGTCACTGCATGTATTAAATCCTTTACAGCTCTTAATGACTGTACAGTGTCTTCACTCTCACGTGCAAGTATCAATACCTTTTGTTCTTTTACAAGAAACGGTCTAAACTTTACTTCAGTTCCGTTACTTGGTAGCACACACGTATAGGTGGGTGCTGATTGGATTGGTAATCCCATAATTTACTCCATATTGTAATTAACCGCCACCAAATATATTTCTAAATCTGTTTGCAGCTGAATCGACTTGACTTAACTTCTTAAAGTATCCGTCAGTCTTTTTATTGAAACGTCCACCAACTTTTAATGCTGAAAGCGTTCCATCTAAAACTTGTCCACCTCTATTTATAGTTTTCAACGGAGGCAATTTTTCCCTTTTAGTTTGTAACTTATCATACTCTTCTTGATAGCTTCTGTTTGGTTTTCTCTCTTCTACTAGGTATTCGGTTGTCCAGTTCCTATACTGGAATGTTGCAGTAATTTCTAAGATTCCTTCTTCGTCTGCACCAAAATCCATTGCATCAAATGATGAAGGGTACACATCATAATACGTATATTTCATTGACTTTGTCTCATCCTTTCTCAATGCATACACTTCCATTGTACCGATAAAACTATCTAAGTATTTCATTACTGGTATCTGTGCTGACCCAGCTCTGGAATTGGCATCTGTTCCTTGGTAAATCCATTGATGCCATGCTTCTATTAATGCACGGTCATGGAATGATTGGTCGCAGAGAAATGATATCTCAACAAACCCACCTTGGTCTACAGTTCCATCGGGGATTTCATATCCCGAATTGTATTGGTCTCTTGTATTGGTTCCTACAGATGAACCTTCCATAGTTATTGACCTACATCTAAGCATATCACCTTCTGAGAATTGCCACCCTAGGCTTGATGGTGACATAAGATGAACATCGAATAGGTTTGCTCTTGCACCTGTATCAAAGTTTGCTTTAAATGTGTCTATTGTTATACTCATTAAATTTTCCTTCTACTGTCTGCATATACAGTGTTTGCGTTTACATTAAATTGTGCTGTTGGCATCATCATTAATGTTTCCCATTGTTCTCTTGGTACCTTAACAATTCTTGCACCGATATGAGATGTTAAATATCTTTTGATACACGGCCCGGCATTTCTTAGACCACTTTCTATTTGGGTCAAGTCATAGTCTACAAGCATTCTATCATCATCCTCACCTTCCATAGTAAATTCAAATAACTTACTTAACAAAGGTACTCTCATTGTAGGTGAGATGTAATGGATATTGATTCCCAAAAATCCATTGTTGTATAATTCTAATGGTACGACAATTGGATACTTATCCCAATACGGCAATGTGTCTTTCCACTTTGCATCATAATGGAACATGTATACTCCACCTTGTCTCAGTCCAGTATTAGTGACTGTGTCTAATCCTTTCATAATCTTTATTGGTTTGATTTTTAAATCACGGACGTTTTGTCTAAACCATTGCAGACTATCTTCGGTTCCCGATTCTATTTCTTCGGGTAACATTTTTGCTACAGTTGATAATACTTTAGATACCATAGAACTATTTATGCATTTTAGCCTACAATAGTAAAATTAGTTTCAGTAACTTTTCTGTTATTTGGATTTAGTTCTAGGAAGGAACCTAACTCATCTTCAGTGATGTGACCACGAACGGTCACTGGGCCACTTCCGAATAAATCTTTAATACTATCATCACAGGTTCCTATCAGTTTAGGACGTTTACCATCATATAATTTTCTAAGGTCTAGATAGTATTCATACATTGTAGGACGGTCTTCAGATATGTGGAATTCAATCATACCCTCAACATCAAAAAACCTTGCAGTCCTACCTTCGGGTATGGGGAACTGGTCTAACCATTCTTGATATGTAACTTGTTTATTGTCGGGAAGATAATTTGAGTCATCCCAAATGACGAATTTTGATTCATAAGCTTTACATTGTATCATAGCATTTACACGAACGGAGCCTGGATGTACTCTCCACCTACCATTAGGTTTAATCCAAGCTTGGGGTGTAGAGTAAAATCCCACTGATTTGTATTGGTCGATTAACCACACTAATTTCTGTGATTCGTTTCTTCTACTATCTTCATCTGTTCTATTGATTGCAACATCTTTATGATGTATAGTTTCCAGCAAATTCTTTGCAAACATCTTAGGATGATATGGGTGCCATTGCTTACATTCACCTAGGGTTGCAAACTTAGGGATAGATGTTTTAGACTTCTCTTCAAAAGCACTCTGTAATTTATCCTCAGTTATATCCATTAATTCTCTCTTCTACTAGTTTAATATCTTTGGGGGTGTCTACTGATAGACCATCATCATCTACATGAACCATTAGAACCTTATACCCATGTTCTAGGAACCTTAACATCTCAACACTTTCAGCTCTCTCTAAAGTCTGCATAGGTAATGTTGAGAATTCTTGTAGACGTTCTTTACTGAATGCATACAAACCAAGTTGTTGATTTACCTTTGCATCCTCACCTCGTGGGAAAGGTATACCAAGACGTGAGTAATACATTGCACAATGATGTGAATCGAACACAACCTTTACCACATCGTTGTCCATTACCTTATACGGCTCTTTGATTATCACATATGCATTTGCAACACCAAGTGTGGGGTTAAAGTAATCACATAGTCTATCAATTGCTTCGGGGTCAATCAAGGGTTCATCACCTTGTATGTTGACATAAATATCTGCGTCTATTTGTTTAGATGCAATTGCACATCTATCTGTACCAGTTGCACAATCATCATCAACTCTTATACAAGGGATGTTAAATATCTCACAATGGTATTCGATTCTGTTATCATCCGTAACCACGTAGACCTTGTCTAGTTTCTTCGACATCGATGCACGGTCATAGGTTCTCTTAATCATAGATTCACCACAGATTAATGCAAGGGGTTTACCCTCAAATCTAGATGAACCCCAACGGGCAGGTATTAAACCGACTCGATTGAACTTGCTCTGTTCCAACAACATTCTATATCTCCATATCCATATTCTGCGTAAATAAAATCAACACCAGCTCTGTCTGCACAATCCATATCGACTTGCATGTCACCCACATAGACTGCGTCTTTTGGGTCTACATTACAATGTGCAAGTGCAATCAATAATTGGTCGGGTGCTGGTTTACCTCTCCAATCATTATCGGGACAAACGACTGCATCAAACTCAACATCTAACGCATCCAAAATAACATGAGCTCTGCCTGAATGCTTTGAAGTTACCACCGCTAACTTTTTACCTTCAGCCTTTAAATGTTGTAAGTGTGATTCGACACCATCGTAATACTTTATCATATCGGAGTTCTCTGCAGATGCTCTATTGTACTGTGCCATCAGTTCATCTTGGTCAGTGAGTATACCCATCTCAGTTAAGATGTCTTTGAAGGGTTTCCCGATGTGCTTGAAGTAGTCTTCAAATGGTTTTCCAGTTTGTAAGGAGATAAATGACTTCTCCATGTTACTTTTTGAGTCAATTAAGACTCCATCTAAATCAAATACATATAATTTTTTCACTTTTTCTCTTTCCTCGGTAGTAAGTGGTCTTCGGTTAGTATGCGAAAACCCAGTTTCCTATCTTTGCAGAAACTTTCTGCAGCTTTGAACTTTGCTTCGTTGACAACATAGGTTGCAACTTCCTTGTAGTAACGTTGTGTCTTCCTTTTGGGTTGTTTTGGGGGTTTAGTTTGTTTCTTTGGTTTGACCTCAATGATTTCACGTAGTATTTTGCCTGCTGCATTCTTATACTTTATATAGAAGTCGGGAAAGTACCTATGTGGTCTCTTATCTAGTGGTGAAATGTACGGAATTATGATTTCTTCACTGCCCCATTCCAAGATATTACTGTTCTCATCACAGTAAACCATGAATCTACGCTCCCATAAAGACCTATAGTAGATTTTTGTGGGGTCTCCTTTGTATTTTTTGTAGTTCTTTGGTTTGAACTTACCCGAATATGCCATAAATAACAGTAACCATAATTAACAAGAACTATTTATAGGGATTCTGAATGCCGAATATCAACAAAATACTCAATAAAGTAAGTCAAGCTAAAAGTGCAGTGAAATCTCTTAAGGGTATTCAAGCAAAACTTACTGGAAAGGGATACGACTTAAAAAATCTAGCATCGGGGTCATTATCCGATGTTGCAGACAAGCTTGCCCAACAAGCAGAAGAAGCACAAGCAACACTAGACAAAAGACGGTCTTCTTTAGAGAAGAATAAAGCATCGAAACAAGCAAAACAACAAGGGAAAAAATCACCCGAGACAAGAGTTAGAGAACTGCAGTACCCTATTGGGGAAGAGTTACAGAATTATCTTGTATTCACCACTTTACCTAGAACTGCTAGAAACGCAGATGGTGCTAATAACAAAAATTTATTGTCCTCAGAATCAGTTGAGATTGCACTATATGTTCCCGATGAAATAAGTGAAGGGGATGTGAAGGCAACCTACAAGAATGAAGGTGTTGGTGCTGGTATTAGACGAGGACTTGAGATAAAAGATTCATTCAATGGTAAAATGGATGGTTCAACATTACAAGCAACTGGAACTGCATTAGAGGGAGCAGTCCAAGATGGTATGAACAAACTAGGTTCTATGCTCACTGGCGGTGCAAACAACTTCCTTGCTGGAAGAGCAGCCAACCCTATGGAAGAACAGATGTTCGAAGGAGTGGGTTTCAGAGATTTTTCTTTTGAATATGAGTTTTTCCCTAGAAATAGTGACGAAGCAACTGCAGTGAAAGATATCGTATGGGGATTCAAGACTGCAATGTTACCCGACACATATGGAGAAGCAGAAGGTGATACTGCAATTGAAAATTATTTCAACTATCCCAACATGTTTAAATTAGAATGGGAGGGCCCAATTGCAGATAAATTTGATGACTTCTTACCCATGGTATGTACATCATGTAACGTCTCGCATTCAAACAAACTATTTGAAGATGGGTATCCAATATCAACAAAAATGTCACTAAGTTTCACAGAAATCAAAATACTTACACAGGAAAACTATCAGACAATATCCAAGTCAGCAAAGAAACAAGACTTAGGTGGTGGGATGACCTCATTGGCTGAAAGAAGACAAGAAACCGTTGCAGCATCAAATAGAGATAAAAGTGCCAATGGTGGTGGGGGTTAAACTATGGCAAATCAATATTTCGAAAATTTTCCAACAACTCAATACAAATTAGCTAATGGTAAGTGGATTACCATCAAAGACTTTTTTAGAAAGTCAAAGATAGACCAAGGTGCTTTACACAAAGTTATTGATTATGAATACTATGAACTACAGGATGGAGAAAGACCCGATGTAGTTGCAACCAAATTGTATGGTAACGGTGATTTACACTGGACTCTACTACTAGTCAATGAAATGGAATCATATTTTGACTGGCATAAAGACACTCCAACCTTTGAAGCATATCTAAAGGAAAAATACCCAGGCCAATACCTAACCTTTAGTAATACGTCTGATATGATTGATGAAGATGGGAAGTTCCTATTAGGAGAAGAAATTAAATCTAATACTGGTAACACAGCACATGTCATTAAAGTGGAACCTACATATAATAGAATTGGTGTTGATGGTAGAATAGACTTTATTGGTGGAGACACCATAACAGGTTCAGAAAAAACTGCAACCATTTTAAGTGCAATCAATCAAATTGATGGTATATCATACTACAAGAATGATGAAGGATTACGGTCTAACACTTTTGTAAATGGTTATACTGCAGTAACACTCTGGCAAGACGAGTTCGATAAAAACGATACAAAAAGATTAATAAAAATTATCAGACCACAATACATCCGAAGAGTTGTGCAAGAGTTTGATAAAATAATGAGTTCATAATGGCCCAAGGTAATTTTGTTGAAGGTGGGTTTTCCATCGAAGCATTCACACTAATCAATCAACATGGAGAGTCAGTTGTTATTGATGCTTTGACTGTGGGTGTAACCTTATACGAATCGATATTCTCAAAGTTCTGCTCAGGTCAAGCATCTATTCTTGATGGCTTAGACATATTAAAGAACTACAGATTTACTGGTCAAGAATATATTCGTATATCTATTAAACAGAAAGAAGGATTTGATGAAGAGGCTGCAAAGGAATTTACGATTGACAAGTCATTTAGAGTTTATAAAGTAGAAAACGTTCAGAGACCTAAAGAGAGTACACAAACATTTGTTATGTTCTTCTGTGACCCTAGACAATTTTATGTAAACAAAAAACGATTGAGTAAAACCTTTAGGGGTACAAAGGGTCAAATGCTACAAGATGCATTATTAGATGAAACACATTTCTATCCCGAAGAGTTTGACTTATGGGAAGAGACTACCCCAGCAAACCATCAATTCATTTGTCCTAACTGGACAGTTAATCGATTTATGGATTGGTGTATCACCACCTCTCATTCAGAAAAAAGTGATGGGTGGAGAAACTCTATGTTTTTTTATCAAACACTTAATGGTGGATTTAGATTCGGGTCAATTGATGGAATGTTCCAAAGAGAGTTTCCAGTTGAGTTTTCATTTAAACCAACATCTGCAGATGTGGACACACATGAAAAAGATTTGAATGCTCCAGGCGGTCTTAATAGTAGAATTCTAAGTTACTTCAAACCACAATTGATGGATACTCTTAGTGCTATGATTGGTGGTGCATATGGTGCCTCAATGAAAGTCTATGACCCAGTTAGAAAATTGGAAGAAGATGTGATTTATGATTACAAGGAAACCATGGCAAGAGGAACACATCTTTCTGGCTTCCCACTTATCGTAACAGATGAAGATGAAGTTAGTCTATCTGCTCACAACCAATCAGATGATAGGACATCACCCGATACAATTGAAGTAGATGTAGACCTTGCAATGAATAAAGAATTCAAAACTATCGTAGATTATACTTACACATCAAACCACACATTTGATAATGCAGATTCCATTGCAACAGATGAAGTCTTCCAAGGAATTAAAAACAAAGACAATGCAAAACTAGAGAGAAGAGCATTACTAGAAATTCTTGAACAACATAAGATGATAGTAACCATACCATTGAGAACCGACATCTCTGCTGGAACGGTTATTAAATTAAAAATTCCAGGCGCAGAAACATTGGATGGTAATGTAAGTAGCAATCTAAACGATGACAGGTATTTGATTACGGACATGAGCTTAAATTTCGAACCAGCAGCTGCTTCGGGTATAATGCATTTAGAGTGTGTTAAAGAAAGTTACACAATGGAAATAGCAGATGCGCCGGGCATAGAATCAAGTGACAAAGCAGTGAAGGAGACATAATGGATTATTTTTATGGTATAGTCGAAGACAGACAAGACCCTCTTATGATAGGTAGGGTTCGTGTACGTATACACGGAATACATACCGACAACAAACAGTTAATTGCAACACCCGATTTACCGTGGTGTCAAGTAGTTCTTCCAACCACTGCAGCTGCACTTTCGGGTATAGGAACTCAACACGGACTTATAGAAGGTTCTACAGTATTTGGTTATTTCAGAGATGGTGATTTAAAACAAGACCCTATCATACTGGGAACAACAGCAGGTATCCCTCAAGTGGGATACAAAGAATCTGTTACAGACGAACTTATTAGTAGGGCAACTGATAGAGGGTTCAATGACCCTAGAAAGTTAACCGTAGAAGATTACAATGATACATCCGATGGGCCCAATCCAAAACAGGATGTTAGAAGAGGGTTTGGTTTAACGAGTGCATTAGATACTGCACCCAAAGAACCCAAAACAATTGACATCAAGTATGATGCAACAGGTTCAACCATTGAAGAGACAGAACTAACAGAAGATGATTTGCCTTTCTATCCATTATACACCGACCAATCTGATTTGTCAAGTTTTGCAAGAGGTGTATCTAAAGAGGGTACTCTTTATGAGCATAAACTATCAGACAACTTAGAAGGATTCTTAGATAGTGCAGAAGCACCAGTCTACCCATACAACAAAGTTACAGCAACAGAGTCGGGTCATCTAATTGAAGTTGATGATACTCCAACTGCAGAAAGACTAAACATACATCACAGGTCGGGAACATTCCATGAGATACATCCCGATGGGTCAGAAGTTTCTAGAATAGTAAATGACCACTATCAAGTAGTGTGTAAAAACGAGAGCATTTTCATAGCTGGTAATGCAGACATAATCGTAGAGAAAGGTAATGTAACTATCAATGTGAATACAGGAAATGTACACACAACAGTAGCAGAAGGAAATGTAACAACAGACATATTGAAGGGAGACATGACCACGACAGTATCAGAAGGAAATGTTCTCACAACCGTATCAAAAGGTAATGTCAATCTAGATGTGACCGAAGGTAACGTAGATGCACAGATAGGTGGAACACTAAATGCAGATGTAGTGGGTAATACAACATTCACTTCACCAACTACAAAAATGACTACAAATCTAACAGTTGACGGTACGGTTCATATCACTGGAGCTCAGACTAATAAGAAATCTATAGTTGCAGACGGAGAGATACAAACCCTACAGAATAATAAACCTAAACTTTCATCTCATACCCACAAAACAATATCTATGGATACTGGTCAAGGTACGAATGCTGGTAAAAAGAATGAGTCAGAAAAACCAAGTTAGTAATAAGTAAGCGAGTATAAATAGATATATGTCAGACCAACTAGTAAATAACGGAAAGACCGTTGCAAACAAAAACATACACTCTGATATGGATATCACTATGAGAGCTCATCCAGTCACAGGTGATGTAACCATTAAAACGGATACGGATGCAATACGTAGAGCAGTAAGAAACATTGTTCTAACCAACAAATATGAAAGACCATTTAAACCAAACTTTGGTGGGTCTATCAGAAACATGTTATTCGAATTAGATACCGATAGAAAGGTACGTAGAATGAAAAGAGTCTTAGCAGATACTATAGAGAAGTTCGAACCAAGAGTCTCAAATGTAACTATAAAATTTGATGATGTGGATGACAACAATATGGATGTAACAGTATTCTACAACATTAACGAGGGTGTTCCAAATAACGATTTGACATTCACAGTAACAAGGGCACGATAAGATGGCAACAAACAGTTCACAAATAAATGTAACAGATTTAGATTTTGATTCAATTTCAGATAACCTAAAGGGATATCTAAAAGGTCAGTCTCAATTCAAAGATTATGATTTTGAAGGGTCAAACATGTCAGTCTTGATTGACCTTCTCGCATATGCATCTCACATAGGTGCAATCAATACAAACATAGCAGCTTCGGAATTATTCCTAGACTCTGCACAGATGAGAAAGAATGTAGTATCTCGTGCAAAGGATTTAGGATTCATTCCAGCGTCTGAATCAGCCTCTGAAGCAACAATTGATGTTGCATGTAGTGGAGTTAGAAATGCAAATGGTACTTCTCCAACTACAGCTGAAATGCAACTATTGAGAGGAACAGTTTTTCAGACAGTGTATGATGGAACTAACTACGATTTTGTAGTATCATCAACAGTAAGACCTAGCCAGAATGGAACTACTTACAATTACACGGACGTAAACCTTGTACAAGGAACTTATGCAACAGACATTTTTGTTTTTGATAATCAAATTGCAAATTCAAAGTTTGTACTTAGTAATGCAAGGGTAGACAAATCTAAATTGAGTGTTGTAGTTACAAGTGGTGGTTTATCATCTAACTATGCTTTATCAACAAACATCTCTGCAATTACAACATCGAGTAAAGTATACTATACCCAAGAAAACGAAGAAGGTTATATTGAATTATACTTTGGTGATGGAGTTCTTGGTGCTAATCTCAAAGATGGGGATTCGATTGCAGTGACATACATTGTAGTAGATGAAAACCATGCAGATGGTGCTAACTTATTTACAATGGTGGGTGGTATCAATGGTTTCTCAGATATAAGAACAACTAGAGTTATTCCAGCTACAGGTGGTGCAGAGAAAGAGTCTATAGATTCTATCAAGTTTAAAGCAACGAAGTTCTATACATCTCAAAACAGACTGGTAACACTGAATGACTACAAAGCAAAGGTCAGTGAGTATTATCCGAATGCAGATGCAGTTGCAGTATGGGGTGGTGAAGACAATGACCCACCCGAATATGGTAAAGTGTTTATTGCACTTAAACCTAAGAACGCAGACTACTTATCTGATACAGAGAAGAAGTTAGTTCAAAGCAAACTCAACAAACTAAACATGTTGACTGTTAGACCTACTATCATCGATGCAGACATAGTCAAAATTTTAATCACATGTGTATTCAAGTATAACGAGAATGCAACTCAATATTCTAACGGAGAATTGGTAACACTAGTAACGAGTGCAATTAACACATTCGATAATACTAATCTTGCAAACTTTGATTCAGTGTTCAGACATTCAAATCTTGTTAAGTCTATCGATGAAACAGATGGGTCAATACTATCTAATACATGTAATATCAGATTAAGGAAAGCAACTACTATAAAGACTGGACAAGAGACTGGTTATTTAAGTGCTTTCGGTAATGCATTATACAATCCAAACAGTGGATATAATGCAGCGGGTGGTGGTATCACCCAAACAACAGGTTTCTATACTCAAGGAGATACAGTTAACGTTCATTATTTCGATGATGACGGTAAGGGTACTCTTAGACGGTTCTACTTATCAAGTGGGGCCAGAGTTTATTTGGATAGTGCAGCTGGTACAGTGGATTATCCGAATGGGAAAATAACAATCAATGCCATCAATATTACCTCAACGGTCAATACTGATTCAACGATTGATTTCACAGTTATACCAGCAGGTAATGATGTGGTTGCAACACTAGGTAATCTAGTGGATATCGACCCAACAGATGTTAGTGTAACAGGTGAAGTAGACACCATTGCAAGTGGTGAGTCAAGTGCTGGTGTTGGATACAAATCCACATCATCCTCGACATATTAATTATGCATAGAGTGGTCTAAGACTGTAGGTTCAGTGCTTAGAGTAGCATTCCTCGAAAGAGGTTTTAATTAAATTAGTCAATTTTAGGAGAAATAAAAATGGCAGATAAGAAAATAACAGCATTAACAGCAGTTGCCGATTCAGAAATCGGTGCTGATGATTTATTGCACATTGTAGACAACCCAGGCGGAACTCCTGTAAACAAAAAGATGACCATTGGTCAGATGTTTGAAAACATTCCAACTCACATAGCGATAGATGATATTGCTACATTGACAGCAACAGCATCAAACCTTGCATCAACTTTTGCAACGTTCATTGATGGAACTGCATTCAGTGGTGATGTTGAATTCACTTTGGATAACGGAACAGACGTAGGTCAGTTAAAAATTATCCTACTATCTACTGAACCAGCTTCAACTCATAAAGCTCAGATTCAAGTTGCTTCTTGGGGTTACTCCACAGATACAACTCTTCAGATTCAGATGGATACTCGTGGAGAGTCAGTTCTACTTATGTGGAATGGTACTGCTTGGTTTGTTGTGGCAAAGAATGGTGCAACTATAACTTAAGGTTAAGCTAAAAATATGTCACACCAAGAATTTTCAATAGATAAACTAAGTCATAGACTACCTTCATTACTTCCCGAGTATTTGAAGGAAGAGTCTCCGATGTTTGAGGCTTTCCTCAATGCATACTTTGAGTATCTAGAAGCAGAAATCTTAGTCTTCGAAGTCAGTAATAAATCTGATTTCAGTAAGAGTGACATAGATGGTATTTTAAATGAAGACGGTACAGGTTCCATGTTATTGGAAACTGCTACCGTCTCGCCATCACCCGACCAAGAAAGTTCAAAAGTATTATACAATGGTTATGATGATAGCACAAATGCATTTACCGACCCATATAAAGTTGGTGAATACATTGTAGGTAGCACAAGTAAAACTGTTTCTAAAATAACAGTTATTAATAATAACACATTGTATCTACAAACAATATCGGGAACAGGTTTTGCCAAGGGTGAAATCATTAAAGGACGAGAAGGTGGACGAGAAACTTCCGTTGTTTCATATAAAGAAAATACAATTCTCGCAAACAATCGACTATTAGATTATTCTGATATCGACCATACAACGGAAGATTTTTTAAATTACTTCCAAACAGATTTAGCACCAGCTTTCGATTTGGGTCTCACAATGAACAAGAGACTCACAATCAAAAACATCAAAGACCTATATCAACAAAAGGGAACAGAAGACTCATTAAAATTCTTGATGAGACTTCTATATGGGGACGATGCCGAGGTGCGTTACCCCTACAACGAAACAATATTTGCATCTGATTCAAACTACTCTCAAGAAAGAAGAGTAAATGTCAAGATGGATAAGGAAGGTAGACTTCCAGTTGCTACAGATAAAATTGTAGAATACAAAGATGCCACTAGAACTACAATTCAAGCTGAGTCAGTTGTTGAATCCGTATATGTTCTTGACCTCAGCAACGATGAATTTTCATTACAAATTACAGACAATCACAAAGGAACATTTACTGCTGGTGCAGCGGTAGAGTTAGTCGATAGAGATGGTGTGACCATCGAGACTGGGGTACTTCAAGGTCTAGTACATTCTATAAACCACGATGCATCTTCAACTTATGTTGGTGTGGACTCAGAAGATGGTAGTATACTAACCGAAACTGGTGACAACGCATTATTAGAAGACGGTGGGTTAATTTTAAAAGAACCTGTAGACTTTGACCTATTATGGGAAGATGGCAGTGGTGTACTGCTTGAAGGTGGAAATGCTGGTTCCATGTATAGTAATGCTGATAAGATTAACTTTATCGGTGCAAAGGACAACCTAGACAGTGTAGAATGTGTAACCAACGTAAGTGGGTTGTCACTAGGTGGAGTTGAAAGAGTATTTATTGAAACTGGTGGAACGAACTACGAAGGTGGAGAGATGGTTGTCTTTGATAACTTTGCCACAGGTGGTTCGGGCGCAGCTGGTGTTTTAGGGTCAGTGGGTGACGAAGTCATTCAAGAAAACCACGAAACTTTTGGTCAGTACGAGTTCATTGCAATTGCAGACCAAACACTTTTCAATGGAAATGATATCCATGGAAAGAGCCTATTCTTTAATGATAACTTCATTAAGGTATTTAAAAATGGTATAGAAAGAAAGGCTAATACCTCACATACAGTTCATGACTACTCACACAAAAATGATAGAGTAGTATTTACAGAACCATGTTCTGCTGGTGATGTTATAGAGATTGTCATTGAATACTATAGAATAGTATACGAAGACGGTAGAGCAATGAACTATAATACTACCGATGGAAGAATCAGAGAAGTTCTTATTTCAGACCCTGGCGCTGGTTATCACACTCTTCCTAAAGTATATCCAGGCGGGTATATATTCCTTGACGATGTTAGTGCATTTGTTGAAGGTGAGCAGTTATCTCAGATACAAGACTTTAGTATAACTGCTACAGGAAAGATTTTAGAAATAGATTTACGTCTAAACAGAATGACTATTCTTAGGGATAGTACTCATACTGGTGTGTTCGTAGAGGGAGCTCCAATCGAAGGTAACACCTCTGAAGCAACTGCAATTATTCGTAATCAAAATGTTTCAACAGGTAACGGTGCAAAAATGTTTACCTACTCATCAACTATTGGTGCAATTGAAAAGTTAAACATTCTAGACCAAGGTAATAGATTTACTTCAGACACAGTCGCAAGTCCTACATCAACTTTCCCTATGATGATTACAACTCCAACATCCTCTCTAAACCAAGGAGAAAAAATTGTTGGTGACATTTCGGGAGCAACTGCTGAAGTTATTAGTTACGACCAAGACAGACACGTTCTTAAGTATACAAATTTAAAGGGGTCTTTTCAAAACAACGAAAGGGTTGCATATGCCAATGTAGATTCATTTGAAGTAATGTATGATGACCCTTATAATGGTCGTGGTACGTTTGGTGGTGAAGGTGTTGTACAAGAACATTTCATTGGTGACAAGTCTTGGTTAGATGCTACAGCAGCCAACATACATGATAGTCATAGATATCAATCACATTCTTATATAGTTAGAGTTGGTGAATCTATCAACAAGTGGAGAAGTGTAGTTAAAGATTTACTACATCCAGCTGGTCATATATTCTTTGGTGAAGTTGCAATCCAAAAGGTTGTAAAAAGTACAGACATACCCGAAGGACGTTTTTCAGACGAAGACCTCAATCCCGAAAACCGAATGGGTATCATATCAACTACATTCGTGCCTATGGTTATTATGCAGTTGCACCCAACAGACAATGTATTGTTGGAAACTTCAGATAGAAATAATGAAAACCACTTGGCCTTGGAAGACGGTCTTCCAGTTGATAACGAATTATATACCACATCAAATATACATCTACTAGAGAATGAAAACTCTAGAGATAACTTTGCCCACTTCTCTAAACAGACACTTAAGCAATTACAAACCTATCTTACAGATTACATGGTTCTTGAGACACAAGAAGATGGTAAGTTATATGAAAACAATAATATCCTATTAGAGGATGGTTTTAAAGTTATCAACGAACTAGCAAGACCCGAAAGTAAAATTACGGATGCAAGATTTATTGCTCCTGCTAGAATAAATGACCCAATAACATTCTATGTGGATGCTGGGTCACCTGAGCCAGATGGAGTCTTAGATGCTTCATCCATATTGCATCATACTAGATTACAGGCTAGACACGTAAACATTTTTAAAATTGTTTCTAAGTCTGAACCACTGCAAAGAAAAACAACAAGAACTGATACCAATCCTAAACACGCTCATGTAAATGTTACAGTCAGTGGTGGTAGATTTAAAATGGACTTAGCCGATGAAGCAGGTGCAATTCAAATCAAACAAGGATACAACTACTACTTTACGGTTCCTAAAACTCATGTACTAAAATTCTCAACAACCGCAGATGGAACTCACGGTGGTGGTACCATTTATACAAGTGGTGTTATAAACTACACACACAATAATTCAGCTGATTTATATAACATGACTCATTTGATTGTAGATGGTACAACACCTTCTACTCTTTACTATTATTGTACATTACATGCTGGAATGGGTGGAAGAGCTGCAAAAAGTGTTCCTTCATATGATACGGTATTATCTTTATATCCAACAGATGCTTATGGAACTCACGTAGAGATATCGGGTATTGGTGGTAATATGAACAGTAATATCTATGATACTGCTGGAAACCTTATCACATTACCAACAAGAACGTCTTTAGATGGTAAAGTACAGACTTCAATACAAACACTCAGTGATGAAAGGTTAGTATTGGAAGATGGAGACAAGATTGTACAAGAACAGATTGATAACTTCATGAGAATGGAACCTACCCATGCACAGAATACAGCTGCAGAGGAAGGAGACTTCATTCAATATGAAGATGGAACAATCATGTTCTTGGAAGATGCAACCACCTCTAGAGAAGAAGAGTATTTTGTATCAGAAAGAACTCAGTCTTATGCAAGAGCAGAACAGAATTATGGTTTTGGAACAACATTAAGACGACTAAATATGTTATCAAGTCAACAATCATATGACATATCGTATTATCTAAAAGACGAGAGTGATGATGGTATCATCTTAGAAAATGGCTATGGAAACGTAATGGTGGAAACACCTAAATATGAAGGACTGAGAATATCATCCTTTGATAACTACTTCCCAAATAGATATTCAGATGAATATGAGAAGAGTTATGCAAATAAAAGAACAAATTTGACCTATTCCGCTTATGTTAAGTCGGGTTAGTGTTATAAATAGTATTATATAATTTCGGGAGAGAAATAAAAATGGCAGCAATAATCACAGAGAAGTTTCGTACACATAACGCGAAACAATTCAAAGAGGACTTCTCATCAGCAGAAACTTCCTCTTCAACTTATATATTCATAGGAAGGTCATTTGCATGGCCAAACGATGCAGTACCTACAGACCCAACTAATTCAGTTGGTGAAGAGTTAGACGCATGGTCAGACATGATTGCACTAAAGAAAGTGCCTACTGGCGATGTAACTCATGGTTTAGTTAGATATAACTGGACTGCAAACACAACTTATGACGAATATCAACATGATGTAGGTGCAGTTGGGAACAACTCAACAGCAACTAGTGCATCAAACGTTTACGATTCTAGATTTTATGTGATGACAGAAGACTACAACGTGTACAAATGTATCAGAACAGGTAGAAGTTCAGGCGGTGCTGTCGTTGCCTCTACTGTAGCACCTAGTGGTACATCTTCAACTGCAATTATTGAAACTGCTGATGCAGACGCGGGAACAGGTAGAGGATACAAATGGAAATACATGTATTCAATCTCAGCTTCAGACGTAATCAAATTTGTAACTAACGACTTTATCCCAGTTAAAACAATTGGAGCTCAAACCGAAATATTTGGAACAGGTGAGAACGGTGGATTAGGAACCGTTGCAACAAATGATAGTACAGCACAATGGGATGTAGAAAATGACTCAGTAGATGGTGCAATCTATCATGCAGTAGTAACTTCAGCAGGCAGTGGTTATACCGATGGAGATGGTACATACGAAAACGTTGTAATCGATGGAGATGGTACAGGTGGTAGATGTTCAATACATGTATCCAGTGGTACTATCACACACGTAACAGTTACAACACCAGGCTCTGGTTACAGACGTGCAAGTGTAGACATTGCAGCAGCAGTAGCTGGTGGAACTGGGGCAGCAATTAAAGTCATCCTTTCACCAATCATTGGACATGGTGCAGACCCAGTAGAAGAACTAGGTGGAAACTACATTATCATCAACTCTAGATTTGAGTTTGGTGAAGGTGGTGGAGATTTCCCAACAGACAATGACTTCAGAAGAATCGGATTAGTACAAGACCCATTCAAAAAGGGTACAACAACTATTGGTTCAGACCCTTCTATGACAGCATATTCACAAATGACTTTATCAAGCACAAGTGGTTTATCACCCGATGATTTAATCATGGATGCATCTTCAGACGGAGTTGGAGTAGCAGTTTCTAGAATAGTTTCTATAAACGGAGTAGTTGTATCTCACATACCTGTAGCAAACAGTGAAGGTGGTTATGCAAACTTTGCTCAAGCAGACGTAGTTTACAAGAGTGGTTCAAACATTGGTACGGTGTCTTCAGTTAACGCTGCACACCCCGAGGTTCAAGCTTACTCAGGCAACATCATGTACATCGAAAACCGTGGTGCTGTTTCAAGAGCTGCAGACCAAATCGAAGATATTAAATTAATTATTGAAATGTAATACTGGGGAGTAATCCCCTTTACATTTTCATACCAAGGCTAAAAGACTATGGCAGAGAAGACAGACTTAAATATATCACCTTATTATGACGACTATTCCGAAGATAAGAAATTTCATAAAGTTCTTTATAGAGCAGGCCGTCCTTTACAAGCAAGGGAATTAACACAGTCTCAGTCAATTCTACAAAACCAAATTTCTAGACTTGGAGACCACTTCTTTGAAGAAGGGACTATCATCCAAGGCGCACAAGCAAACATCGACATGGAAGTTTTCTTTGTCAAGGTAAAGGCTTCAAATCCTAACCCACTTGGTGATACTGCAGTAGAAACTTATAGAGAATCATTTCATAATAAGTATGTCAGAGGACAAACTAGTGGAGTGGTTGCAAAGGTAGTAACAAGTACAGCAGAAACTACAGACGATAAACTAACATTATTTGTTAGACCAGTACAACAAGGTACGAATGAAAGTAATGACTTCTTGTTCTCAGCATCAGAAACTTTAGAACTAGTTGGTTACAATTCAAGTGGTACGGTTACTGCAGATTCAGCTTCTCATAATGATTTCGAAATTCAACCAATATCAGAAAAACCTTTAGGTAGAGCATCAATTGCAGAGATATCAGAAGGTGTTGTATTTGTAAGAGGATTTTTTACAAAGGTCGATAAACAGATAATTCTGTTAGAAAAATACAATGGAGCTCCATCTTTCAAAGTAGGTCTAAACATCACCGAGACATTGGTGACCTCATCTGCAGACCTTTCATTATTAGACAATGCAGCAGGTTCCTCAAATGAGAACGCTGGTGGAGCAGACAGATTACAGTTTAATCTAGTACTAGGTAAACATACCTTAGATTCAGTGTTGGGTACATCTTTCGTTGAATTAACAAGAGTAATCCAAGGTGTTATAACACTCAAGATTGATAAAACAAAATATGCAGAAATAGAAAACACTCTTGCAAGAAGAACCTTCGATGCAAATGGTGACTTCGTTGTAAATCAGTTCACTGCATCTACAAGACAACATTTAGATACTGGTGAGAACTTAGGGTTTTATGCAAAAGGAAATGGTGGAGACGATGATAAATTTGTATTCATGGTGTCGCCAGGCAAGGCTTATGTAAGAGGATATGAGATTGATAAAGTTGGTACAACAACTCTAACCATAAACAAAGCAAGAACAACAGAATCATTAAATAATGTATCAGCACCCATTAGATTAGGAAACAAATTACGAGTATATAATGCTCATGGTCTACCCGAGTTCGGTAATGAAACTGGACAGGATACTATCGACCCACACAATCCAGTACTATTGTATGATGGATTAAAAGCAACTTTAGGTATATCAGACACAGATGCTACATCATTATCTTCAACTGGAAATATTGGTACTGCAAGAGTTAGAAACGTAGACCATGTCAGTGGTGTAGACACAAATGATGTCTATGGTACAGATACATTATTCAATCTGTATATGTTCGATATCAAGATGTTCACTAAAATTACTGGAACACAGACAAATACATTTACAGCAGGTGATAAAGTCACTGGTAGTGTAAGTGGTGCAAGTGCTATAGTTCATCACATTGAAGGAAGTGGTACCACAGCAGGACTATTTGTTCATGATGTACAGGGTGCATTCATAACTGATGATGCAATAACAGCAGTTGGTCAAACCAGCAATGCAACAATTACTGCAGCCAATAATACTGCAGTTAGAGCATACAACATTGACCGTGCAAGGTCAGTTGCCCAATTACCAAACGTTACTGGTAGAGAAATCTTTACTGGAGATGTCTTCTTAGATTCAGACCAAGTTCTAGCTGGAACAATTACAATGGATAATAGCACTACCGTTACAGGTTTTGCAACTCAGTTCATAAAAGAATTAAAAGAAGGTGACCAACTATTAGACCAAGCAGGTGCAGTTAATACCATTGCTTCAGTGGAAACAGAAACAAGTTTAACTTTGACCTCTGGCGGTACAGACTCATACAGTGGTAATGCAGTTCGAAGACGTGCAAAACTGATTGACCAAAACCAAACTGCAAACATCCATGCATGGCCAAGAGATTGGGTTAAAACACACAGCCCAGATTTTGTTACAGTAAGAAGACAGGTCACTAAATTAGTTTCCAGTGGTGGTTTCAGTATCACTACTAATGCTGGAGAAACATTCGGTGCAAGAAACACAGACAATTTTGCAATCTCAGTAAGAGAACCAGCAGGTGGTTATGCAGCTGGTGATGTACTAAACATCGAAGACTTGAGTCCAAATATAACTACAAGTGGTTCAACAGAAACATTGGCATGCACCGTTGCATCATCAAATAACAATGCAGTTATTGATGTAACTTACACAGTTACTATCTCAGACCCGACTGCAAGAGGTAAAGCATTATCTCAAGCAAGATGTCTTAAAGTAGGGAGTCCTAGAACTTCAAATGGGTTCTACGGAACTGCATACGATGATAAAGATATCACATTAGGTGTTGCAGACGTACATAAGATTATTGCAGTATACGAAGGTGTTGACGGAACACCAATCACACCTAACGGTGTTATTACCACATCAAGTGGTACGTTTGTTAATTATGAAGAACTCATAGGACAAACATCGGGCGCAAGAGCAATACTCATTAACAACGGTGGTGGTAATGCATCATATTGGTATTATACATCTAAAGACGGTGCAACATTCGTTGGTGGTGAAACAGTAGTAGGACAGACATCCGTTGCAGTTGGAGTTTTAGGTGCAACTATTAGTCAAGGTTCACCCGACATTAAAGATAGATACTTCTTTGACAATGGTCAGAGAGATGGTTTTTATGACTTATCAAAAATGACATTGAAGCCTGGGCAACCAACACCTAACGGCCCAATCATGGTATTGTTCGATTACTTCAGAGTATCGGGTGGTGGTGACTTCTTTGATGTATCCTCATATTCAGCAATCGATTATTCTCAGATTCCAGTTTACTCTCCAAACAAAGTAGACTTGGGTGGTTTAGAACCCGATGGAACATTTGAACTTTCAGATTGTCTAGACTTTAGACCAGTGGTAGGTCAGATTATTGGTACAACAACATTCGGAACAAACAATTCACAAGACCCATCAAATCCAATTGACTTATCAAACTCTACTAGTGGAGCAGTGTATGCACCATTTGGTTACGAGACTGGTCGTTCTTTCTTAGGTGCAAGAACTGGTATCTCCGAAACAAATGCTAACGCAGTGGACGTTCCTGTTAGTGGAACATCTCTTAAAGGTGACATCTCATTCTATGTTCCAAGAATTGATAAAATCTTTTTACATAAAAAAGGTAAGTTTGAAATATCTCAAGGAACACCAGCATTGTCACCGACTAAACCAGCAGGGTTAGACGACTGTATTCAATTGTTCGAAATTAGAGTCCCAGCTTATACTAACAAGTTAAAAGACATACGAGTAAGAAGCTTCGACCATAGACGATATACCATGAAGGATATCGGTAAGATACAAAACAGAGTTACTAACCTTGAAAGAATTACATCTCTTTCTCTATTAGAAAAGGATACTCAAACAAAACAAATTTTAGATGCAGATGGTTTCGACAGATATAAGTCAGGCTTCTTAGTAGACAACTTTAGAGGTCACAAGATTGGTGATGTAAACCATCCCGACTATAACTGTGCTATTGATACTGGAATGGGTATGTTAAGACCTAAGTCATTCACACAGTTCTTTGGTGTTACACAGAACGAAGGTGCATCATCAAACTATCAGAAAACTGGTGATATAATTACTTTACCATATGATGAAGTTAGTTATGTGAACCAAAATAAAGCATCACGTTCAATAAATGTTAACCCCTATCATGTGTTTGCATTTATTGGTAATATTAAGTTATCACCCGATACAGATATTTGGCAAGACACAGAAAGACTGCCTGAAGTTACAGTAAACAGAGAGGGTAACTTTGATGCAGTAATGGCTGAAAATGCTAATGCATTGGGAACTGTATGGAACTCATGGCAAACAACATGGGTCGGAGAACCTACTACTACATCTACAGAAGTACAAGCAACTTCTAATGGTTCATGGAGTGGAGACCCACTACAAGGTGGACAATGGGTTGCTGGGTTACAGATTACTAGAGAGATTACAGATACACCCGAAATTCAAACAAGAACTGGTGTAACAACTACAGTTGTTGAAGATTTAGTAGAAACAAGAAATGATAGAGTAGTATCAATGTCTTTGATACCATTCATTCGTGCAAAGACTATTGAAATTGATGCAACCAACTTGAAACCAAATTCAAACCATTACTTCTACTTTGATAACATAATGGTAAATAAATATGTAAGACCTTACAGTGCAGCCTATTCACAAGATAGTGGTACGACTACTGCATCTCACCTTAAAACAGATGGTAATGGAAGACTAAGAGCTTATTTTGAATTGCCTAATACTGCAGTTCAAAGATTCCCAACAGGTACAAGAGAGTTGAGAATTACATCAAGTTTCTATAATATGGCAAACCCTTCTTCACAGGGAACCACATTATATACTGCTCAAGGTATCTTACAAGCATCTCAAACAGAAGTTATCTCTACAAGAAATGCAAGAGTAATTAGAGAAGACCGTTCATCAACAAGAGACTTCTCAAAAAGAGGTGAGAGACTAAACTCTGAACGTCACGATACAACTGCACCCGAGTTACCACCAAGACCAATTAATGAAATACCAGTTGATAACACTCCGCCACCAAGAAACCCAACAGGGCCTATCTTTGTGCCTGGGCCTCCGATTTTAACGCCAGACCCAGTAGTTATACCAGTTCCAGACCCAATTGAGAACCCATGGGAAGAAGGCCGACGTGTGTTAGATTTATTTGAGGTTCCAAACATAGCGCCAGAGGTTGTATTTGTACCGCCAGTAATAACATTCCCAACACCACCACACGTGCCACAAGTAATGGTCATCCAAGATAGAAGAGAGATGCCTGAATTGCAACTACGTAGACCTATGGTTCAAGTAGTTAATGGTGGTAACCCAAGAGGATGGGGAGACCCACTTGCTCAATCATTCTTAGTTGACACTGTAGGTGGATTAGATTTAACCTCAATAGATTTATACTTTGCAACAAAAGATACTTTCATGCCTTGTTCAGTACAAATCAGAAACATGGTTAATGGATATCCAGGCCAGTTAGTACTACCATTCTCAGATGTTACTAAAAATCCCGATGATATTAATATATCAGCTGATGGTTCTTTAAAAACTACCTTTACATTTGACTCTCCAGTTCATTTGATAGAAGATACTGAATACTGTTTTGTTATCTATTCTAATTCAAATGAATATGAAGCATTTATTTCAAGAATGGGTGAAACAGATATAACAACTGGAGAAACTATTAGTGGACAACCATACGCTGGTTCATTGTTCTTATCACAGAACGCATCAACATGGACTGCGGAACAAACAGATGACCTTAAGTTTGATATAAAGTCTGCAAAATATCAGATTGATAAGGTTGGTAGTGTGCATTTTGAAAACGATGCTCTACCAGCAGCTAAGTTACAGGTTAATCCAATTGAAACATATGCAGACAACAAGTTAAAAGTGTATTCATACATGCATGGTTTGTATGACGATACTAGTAACAAAGATAATGTAACAATAGCAGGTGTTATTGGAGATAAACAGAATTCTGCGGTAGTAGTAACAAGTTTCTCACAGATTGGTAGTGATGCACTACCAGCAGATGGAACAATCGACTGTACAGGTGATACCCATAGTGGTGGAACAGGTAGTGGAATCAAGTGTGAAGTCATCATATCAAGTGGTGCAATTACAGATGTAAACATTCTCAAATGTGGACAGGGTTATACTGCAGCCGATAACATTACAATTACAAACATTGGAAGTTCAAATGCAGATGTAAGTGTAATACTAGGAACACCCGAAGACACTTTAGGTGGATGTCCTATTGAAGTAATCAATGCATTACATAGCACTCTTGCAGATAGAGGAATAGATTCATTTAGATTTACTCCATCTCTAGCAGGATACTCATTTGCAAGTTCTTATGCATTCGAAACAACAACAGGTGGTGGTTCGAATGTAACATCAACAAGAAACTACTACTTTGATTCATTGCACACAATGATTCCTTCAGTTAACTTGAAAGGGACAATCATTAGTGCAAACGTTCTTACAACACCTCAATATTCACCCGAAGGTATTATTGATGGGGGTGCATATACAAGAAGAACTGCAAACAGATTTGTAACATTGAATGATAATGTATTCTTTGGTTCACCATCCATCGTAGCTTCACCCGAAAATGAATCTAGAGAGATGTCATCCAGTAAATCATTTGACTTACAGTTACAGTTAATGTCATTCAACCCTAATATATCACCTATGATTGATGTTCAAGCAGCGGGTTGTCTAGGTATTGCAAACAGAATTAACAACATAGACAGTGCAGATGGTACTAAAAACAACGGTACCACAAAATCCCTTCCAGTTGGTACAGGATATATTCCATCAACAGAAGCAGAGGGTGATAATAATGCAATGGTATATGTTACAAGAAAGGTTAATCTTAAGACTCCAGCAACATCTTTAAAAGTTATTGCAGATATCTTTAGACCACCAACAACTGAACTTAAATTGATGTATAAAATTATCAAGAATGATGAAGAAACTTTACTCGATGATGTTGGTTTTGAATATTTCAACATCGATGGTTCACCCGATGTCGTTACAGAGTCAGATGCAAGGAACTTTAAAGAGTACGAGTTTACTGTAAACGATTTACCCGAGTTTAGTGGGTTTGTGGTTAAAATAGTAGGTCAAGGAACAAGTACATCTATAGTACCAGCGGTAACTGCACTTAGATGTATGGCACTTGCATAAGATGGGTATTAAAGTCGAAGGACAATCCCATCTTTATAGAGAAGAATCTTCTCATGCTATTATAAATACAGATGTAGAACAGTATAGATTACATAAAGTTAGAAAACAAAGGTTTCTAGCACAGAGAGAAGAGATAGACACACTTAAGTCTGAAGTATCACAAATGAAAGGAATGCTTCAACAATTATTGGATAGGACGTAATGGCAAAAACAGTAGACACATACTCAACTATTGAAGAGTTTAGAACGAAGTACAATGAACTGGCAGTCAATGTTGGTGATATTTCTGGCCTGAGAACAGAGAATCAAGAAACAGTTATTGATGCTCTGAATAGTTTAGAAGACAAGTCTTTCTTCTTTCAAGAGTTAATCTATACTTGTACAAGTGGCCAAACTGAATTTGGTTTGGGTACAACAATGGAAGTTGACGATTTCGACAATCCACTTAGATTAAGAAAGGATAGATTCCAAGTATTCAGAAATTCTACTCTATTATTAGAGGGTGCAGATTATTCTATATCTTCTGTTACTGGAAACGTTTATTTCAAACTATCTCTAACAAGTGGTGCATCAGCAGGTGATAAACTTGTTGTATACTCATTCACAGGTTCATACTTAGGAACATCTACAATTGGTGCTAAATCAATTGGGTTCTTTACAGAGACCGCTGCAAATACAATTTATAATAATAACGATAGTGGTGTTATTATAAATGGTAACTATGCAGATGCAGCCAACAGGGTAACAGCTCTTAGTGGTGGAAACACAATTGCAATGTATGGTCAAACATTGCATGATGGAAACTTTACAGTAGACACTGGACATACAATCACTGCACCAACCTTCACCGATTCAACAGCAACGATTACAGGCGGTGTGGGTACAGGTTTTAGTTCTATCACCTCAACAATATTCAACGGTAATCTAAGTGGTACAACTGCAGTTTTAACTTCAACGGTAACTGCTGGTGGAGACATTACTTCATCTACAGACATAATTGCTGGTAGTGAATTCGTAATCGGAAGTGCAAGAGTAGATGAGGCCGAACTAGAAATACTAGACGGTGCAACTTTATCTACTACAGAGATTAACTATCTTGACGGAACTACACTAGGAAGTGTTACTGCTAGTAACGTAGTTGCAGTAGATTCAAATAAAGATATTACTGGATTCAGAAACATTGATACAACTGGAGACATTACTTCATCTACAGACATAATTGCTGGAAGTGAATTCGTAATCGGAGCTGCAAGAATAGACCAAACAGATTTAGAAAAAATCGATGACCTAACAAACGGAAATGTAATTGCTAGTAAAGTAGTTGCAGTAGATTCAAATAAAGACATTACTGGATTCAGAAACATAACACTTAGTGGAGAACTTGACGCAGGTTCTTTAGATATTAGTGGTAATGTTGACATCGATGGCGATGTAGATATTGCTGGTGATTTAACATTCCAAGTAAGTGGTGCCACTGTATCTTTCCAAGAATACGCACAAGACAAAGTATCGGGTCTATTAAACCATAGTTCTCATACAAACATTACTGCATCTTATGACGATGCATCTGATAAGATTCTACTAAATGCACCACCATTATATGGAGATGATGATGTCGCTGCTTTGACAGTGGGTGGTACTGGTATTACCGAAACGTACACTGGAGATGGAAACACATTGAGATTTGATACCGACCCAGGCGATGGGTTAACACACTCAGGCAGTGGTGTTGGTGATAAAATTAAATTGGATTATGAAATAGTGTCGAGCGCACCTACATCTGTAGGGAGTACGGAAGTTGGGCACATATGGTTTGTGATATGATATGTCTGAAGAATTATTTGTAAATATAGCAACAGAGGTACAGCAACCATACATTGCCCGTGTCCCTGTAAATGCTCAACAACCGAACATTCGAACAATGGAAGTTCAGGGCCCTGCATCGGGTCGACAACCATCAACATATCAGTATAGGTCTCCATTTATATACAACAATCCTGTAAGCGCACAGGAACCTAATATTAGAGATGCACGTCAACCTTTTACCTATACAAGACAAGGTCAGACACCAACAACTTATCAACATAGAAGTCCATTTACGTATGCAAGACAGGGACAGCAACCTGCGATATATCAACATCAACAACCATATCCATACATTGCAGCTGCCCAGTCAAACGAGACTAAGTCTGCACAACAACCATATCCGTATATAGCAAATGCAAGACAGCCTGGGTTTTATCAGCATCCCAGTCCTTTTACTTATCAGAATCCTGTAAACGCACAAGAACCAAACATACGTGATGCACAGGTGCCGTATCCGTACATTGCAGCTGGACAAGAACCAAATATTAGAAGTCAACAAGAACCTAATATTAGAAACAGTCAAACACCTTTCACCTATAGAAATCCAGTGAATGGACAAGAGCCTAATATTAGACAGGCACGTCAACCTTCAGAATATCAACATAGGTCACCGTTTACGTACAATCATAGAAGTCCATTGACTTATGACCACCAGTCTCCGTTCACTTATAGAAACCCTGTAAGCGCACAGGAACCTAATATTAGAGAGGCAAGACAACCTGCGATATATCAATATAGAAGTCCGTTCACTTATCAGAATCCAGTGGATAGTCAGACTCCGTTTACATATCAACTGAGAACTCCTTTCACATATAGGAATCCTGTAGACGCACAACAACCTACGATTAAGAGTGCTCAACAACCGTATCCATACATTGCAAATGGACAAACACCGTTTACTTATCAATATAGGTCACCGTTTACGTATGCAAGACAGGGCCGAAACCCGTTTACTTATTCTTTGCAAACACCAGCAACTACATCACAACAACAACCTTTGATTGCTCAGAGACCTTACATATTTGATGGTATCGATGGGGATGATTCAAATCCAACTGGAACTACAATTTGGGGCCCTGGCAACCCAGCTGCTACACTTGCTAACGCTGGGGCAACTCCAATGCTCCCAGTCTCTCCAACCAGAGCCTGGAATAAAGAAGTCAATACTCAGTCTGGTAGCGCTTGCAATACCAAAGTTGCTATGGAATTCTTTTATAATGGAACAACAGCAGCTACTGTTAAGGCCAAATGGTACGGCATAGAGAGTACAGATACTTCCCACGCCCCTACATATGCAGATACTATAAACCATCATTCCCCAGCAGGAATTGACAGTACGTGGTCATGGGCAGTAAAATGGAATTCTACTGGAGAGTTTGGGTATAGCTCCAAAGGCATCGCTTTTGCGCCTCATGAGTATGCAACAACCTCTAATTTATACAAAGCAAAAAATACATATTATAATTTATGGAATGGGACTACACAAAATGCTGCATTTTTTCACTGGACAGCATCTGTGAGTAACCAAGGTGAAGCAGAAGCAACAGTAACCAGTACTGGTACTAGTTTTGTGGTAAGAGTTTCTAAAACAGGAGAAACATCATTGTATACTAGTTATAGTGCTGGAACTGTTTATGCAAAAGCATTTAATAATGGCGGTAGCGGTGGCGGTGGGGGGCCATTTGTATAATGGCAACAGGACAACAACCATATCCATATCGAAATCCGTTAATCGTTGATTATGCGATGCCTTCCATTGTGAACGCACAGCAACCATATCCGTATATAGCAAATGCACAGTCAAACGAGACTAAGGATGCACGACAACCTTTTACTTATGATAGAACTGGTCGAACACCGTTTACGTACAACTTTAGGTCACCATTTACGTATAGAAGTCCAGTGAATGGACAAGAACCAAGTATTGCAAACGCAAGGCAACCTAACACTTATAGAAACCCTGTAAATGCACAAGAACCAAATATTAGGAGCAGTCAAACAGCGTTTACGTACAATCACAGGTCACCATTTACATATAGACATCCAGTGAATGCACAAGAACCAAATATTAGAAATCAACAAGAACCTAATATACGTAATGCACAAGAACCTAATATTAGAAACAATCAAGCACCGTTTACATACAATCACAGGTCACCTTTCACTTATAGGAACCCAGTGAATGCTAGACAGCCTGCATCATATCAACATAGAAGTCCGTTAACTTATAATCATAGGTCACCATTTACGTATGCAAGACAAGCACTTACACCTGTTTCATATCAGCATCAGTCTCCGTTTACATATAGAAATCCTAGCAATGCACAGACAAATGTTGTAAAGGCAAGTCAGACTCCATTCACATATCAAAGAACTGGTCGACAACCATTTACCTATCAGCATAGAAGTCCGTTTACGTATCAAAGAACTGGACAAAACCCTATACCTGCTAATACTAATGTAACTTACCCATATATTGCAAGTGGTCAAGAACCTAATATTAGAAGTAGGCAATTACCATATCCATACATTGCAAATGGACAAACACCGTTTACTTATCAACATAGGTCACCTTTCACTTATCAAAACTCAGTACAAGGACAAGAACCTAATATTAGAAACAATCAAACACCTTTCTTTTATAATGCTGGTAGTCAAGTAACATATCAACATAGAAGTCCATTCACATATCAAGTCACTTATACTACTACTAGAGTCATACCTAGACATGCAAAAGTTAAAGGTGTCTTTGTAAACGATAGTGGAACTTTAAGAAAATTAGACGAGGTTCACGTAAACGATAGTGGAACAGCACGAAAAGTTCACCAATCTATACCAACTGCTCAGTATTCAGAGGGCGAGTTTGGTGGTTAACATTTAAGTAAAACTTAAAAAGGTATAAATAGTTACATGGCTATTCTTGCAAACATATTCATCGACCAACATACAGACTTCAGTATTACTGTAGATGTAACCGATGCAACTGGAAATGTTCTTAACTTAACAGGTTATACTGCAGCAGCACAAATGAGAAAGACTTATACTTCCTCAAGTGCAAGTGCAACATTTACAACATCAGTATCAGCATCCGATGGTAAGGTAACATTATCATTAACTGATGCACAAAGCGGAGCATTGGAGCCAGGTCGTTATGTATATGATATGACTGTAACTAGTGGTTCAACAACTACTAGAGTAATAGAAGGACAAGCCATCGTAACCCCAAGTGTAACGAGGTGATAATATGGCAATTAGAGGAACATTAAGTAGAGTTGTAACCGTTGGTGGTAAAGTCACTGGTGGTGGAAACATCAAAGCAACACAGGTTGCTATGGGTGGAACTTCTGCATCTTCAACAGACATTACTGCAAAATCAATCAATGAACTTGCAGACGTAAACGCATCTGAAACAGATGACGGACTCTTATCATATGATGCAACGTCAGATAAGTGGACAACAACTACCGTACTAGACGGTGGAACGTTTTAATTGTCTAAATACTAGTACAAATCAAGGTTGTCGACAGTGAGACAACGACCCACATTGTGAGTGGACAGACTATATTATGCAATCAACTTCTCGGGATAGTGAACGAGAAACACAACTAATTAATTTTATTTAAAGGAAAATAAAAATGGCAACAGTAATTCAGATTAAAAGAAGTACAGGTGTATCTGCACCAGCTATCTCCGACCTTTCGGAAGGTGAATTAGCGTACGTACAGGATAGGTCGAATTCGGGTGCCGGAGCAAAACTTTATATTGAATCCGTAGATTCTGATAACAGTACTCCATTAATACAAGCCATCGGTGGTAAGTATTATACGGATATGTTAGCAGGTTCAGCTGCAACTCCATCCAACTTCAAAGTTGGTAATGGTGCTACAGCAGGTGCAAGTGTACAGTTAATGGAAGACAGTGATAATGGAACGAACTTCGTTGCATTAAAAGCTGCTGACGTATTAGGTGCTTCGACAACCTTTACTCTACCTACAGCGGATGGTTCTGCTAACCAAGTCATCGGTACAGATGGCAGTGGTAACTTATCATTCTTATCAACAACATCAACACTAGCAGGTGCAACGGATTCAGATATTTCTTCTCCAACAGGTGGACAACTACTTGTTCATGACGGAAGTAATTCTTTTGACAACGTATCAATGAGTGGTGACGTTACTATGGCATCTAGTGGTGCAGTAACAATCGGAAACGATAAAGTTACAACTGCTAAGATTCTAGACAGTAATGTAACAGTAGGAAAAATCGACTTCTTAGTAGACGAAGACAATATGGCTTCTGACTCTGCAGTCAAAGTTCCTTCTCAGCAATCTGTTAAAGCATATGTAGATTCACAAGTAACAGCACAGGACTTAGACCTTGCTGGTGATAGTGGAACTGGTGCAGTCGACTTAGACTCTCAGTCAATCACATTTACTGGTGGAACTGGTGTAACAACTTCTGTTTCAGGTCAAGCAGCGACTTTCGCTATTGGTCAGGCAGTTGCAACAACATCTAACGTAACTTTCAACAACGTAGACGTTGATGGAACACTTACATCTGATGACATCACATCTACAAACATTGCAGCTTCAGGAAACTTAACTGTTTCAGGAAACTTGACAGTAAACGGAACAACAACAACAGTTAACTCTACAACAGTAGAAATTGATGACCCTGTATTTGAAATCGGTGAAGGAACTTCAGACGATAACTTAGACAGAGGTATCAAATTCAACTGGCACAATGGGTCAGCTGCTAAAGTTGGTTTCTTTGGTTTAGACGATTCAACTGGTAAATTCACATTTATCCAAGATGCAACAGATACATCTTCAGTCTTCAGTGGAAGTGCTGGTAATGTAGCATTTGGTGGAATCGAAGGTACTGGTCTTGCATTAAGTGGTTCAATTACATCTATCGATGGTGCAGCTCCAACAGCTGGACAGTTGATGGTTGGTAATGGTTCTAATGGAGACATGGAACTTGCAACTCTAACTGCTGGTGAAGGAATTGATGTAACTAATGCTGATGGTGCGATTACAATCGCTTCAGAAGTTGGTACAGGTTCTAACCTTGGTGTTGTTATCGTTGCAGCTGGAGAAGGGATGGATGCATCATACTCTGGCGGAACAGTAACAGTCGCTGGTGAAGATGCAACAACATCTAACAAAGGTATCGCAAGTTTTGCTTCTGCAAACTTCACGGTAACTTCGGGTGCAGTAGCTATCACTGGTATTGACGGCGGAACATTTTAATTAATATTTCACTAATCAATCAATACTAGGAGAGTAACATGGCAACAGTTATTAATTTTAAAAGAAGTTCGACTCAGAATGCAGTCCCGACTACTGGTGATTTATCACTAGGTGAAGTCGCGATTAATACCTATCATGGTAGAATGTATACTGAGAAGAACGATGGGTCAGCAGCGATTACTGAAATCGGTTCTAACCCTAAAACTCTTTCTGTTAATGATGCCTACTCCTTTCCTACTAGTGACGGAACTTCTGGCCAAGTACTACAAACAGATGGTTCAGGCGCAATATCATTTTCTTCTCAAGCATCAAGTGGAGTTGTAACGTTTACCTACACAATTGGTTCAACAACTACTGTTATCTCAGGCAATGATGATAATAGTAATGCGTTGCTCTATACAGCAGGTACGGAACAAGTTTATTTGAATGGTGTGAAGTTAATCGATGGAAGTGTCGACTACGCTGCAACCAATAGTACTACCATCACACTACAAGCAAATGCTTTAAGTGGAGATGTGTTAGAAGTAGTAGCAATTACAGAAGCAGCTAACCTTGTACAAGGTTATTATACTGCATCTGTTTTAACTGCGACCACAGCAGACCAAGTATTATCTTCAAATGCAGTTGCAATTAAGGGCATCAAGTATGTAATTAATGCAACTCATGCTTCGGCAGGGACACATGCATGTGAAGTTTTACTTATTAATAACGGCTCGAATGCATACTTCGTACAATACGGAGATGTGTATTCAACAGCAAGTTTGTTCACATTGAGTGCAGATGTTGATTCGGGGAATATGAGATTACTCGTAACTCCAGCCAATACTAACACTACAATTGATACATTCCAAATTAGACATTCTTAAGGGGGATTGAACTATGGCTAAATCTAATGCATTTAAAATAGCAGAATTAATCCGTGTCTTACAGTATAATACATCTACAGATGAGATTAGTACGACTAAACCTATGAGTGATAAGAATACCACACGTAGTGATGCCACTACGACTGCAACTACCCAAATTAATTTGGATACGTTTGCCCATGCATCTCATAGAGCTGCAAGGTATGTGGTTGCAATGTCTTCGGCGGGAGAGTTTCATTCGACTGAAATCATGTTAGTTCATGATGGAAGTGATGTGACACTAACTCAATACGGCACGTTAAAAAGTAGTTCTGCTTTGGCAACATTTGATGCTGACATTAGTGGTGATGACCTCAGATTGAGAATCACACCTGCTAGTACCACTTCAACCGTTACTAAATTTATTAGGACGACAGTAGACGCATAGACAAAGATTAAATTCTTTTAAGGGGAACTTCGGTTCCCCTTTTTTTTGCTATAAATAGTACTATGGCAACTCAATCCAAATTTTTTGCAGACGTAGGCATCCAAACATCGGGAGATACATCTATTGGTGGAAATCTCGTAGTCACTGGTGACCTAACTGTAAATGGAACTAACACAGTTATAGATTCCACAACTCAATCGGTTACAGATTCATTGATAGAACTTGCAAGTGGTAACACCACTGCAGATACAGTAGACATAGGAATCTATGGTAACTATAATGATGGTTTAAGTGGAGAAGGGGGTGCAAGTGAATACACAGGTCTATTCAGAGATGCTACAGATTCGACATGGAAACTATTTGATGGATTAGAAACAGAACCTACATCCACTGTTAATTTAAGTGGAAGTGGTTATGCATTAGCAGACTTACATGTTGGTGACTTAGTTGCAACAACATTGACTGCAACAAATAGTTTAACAGGTGCAAGTATCAATTATCCAACCTCGGATGGTACTTCGGGTCAAGTACTTACTACAAATGGTAGTGGTACATTAACATTTCAATCAGCAGCTGGATTAGATGGTGGTACACTTACCACAACATCTACAAGTGAAACAAGTATGGATACATTCTCTACTACTGCATATAGAAGTGCAAAGTATGAAGTATCTATTTCAGATGCAACAAGTGGTGTATATCAATTTACAGAATTATCAATTGTTCATAATGGAACAACTGCAAGTGTGTCTCAGTACGGTACAGTCCTTACAGGGAGTTCAGAACTTGCAACATTTGGAGTAGATATCAATATAGGAACTTTAAGAATTAGAGTAACTTCTGCTTCTACAAATTCAACCGTCTATAAATTTAAAAAGATTTTAGTAGATGCATAAAATACGTTACTTATGAGTGGGCAGAATCGATAAATAAATGTATCACCCCTCAAGGTAAACCTTAAAAGGACACATAAATGGCAACACAAAATACATTCGTAATAGAATACGGTCTGACAGTTGGGTCGACAGAAATTATTTCCTCAGCAGGAAAATTAGCTGCGACTGCAATATCATTACTTACTTCAGATAACCTCACAGAAGGTTCAACTAATCTATACTTCACAGACAGTAGATTTAACAGTTCATTTGATACTAGATTATCAAATGCAGTTATTGATGGGGGTACTATCTAATGGCAGGCGAAAAGAATTTCATACTTAAGAACGGTCTATCTGTAGGAACAAATGATGTCCTAGATAGTTCGGGTGACTTAGTAGCAGGTGCTTTCGGTAGTGCAGCTCTAGAGGTCATCGATGACCAAGTCAATACCTTACTAACAGCAGGAACAGGGGTATCATTAGCATATGACGACGCTGCTGGAACACTTACAATCAACGGACAACAAGGTGATATCACTGGAGTTAATGCTGGTGCTGGTTTAACTGGTACTGCAAGTTCGGGTGATGCAACATTAAACATCGGTGCTGGTACAGGTATTACTGTAAATGCAGATGACATTGCAATCGACCTTAAAGACGAAGACGATATGTCTTCGAACAGTGCATCTCACGCTGCATCACAACAATCAATTAAAGCTTATGTTGATGCAAGTATTCTAACAAAAGACAATTCAGACGAAATTACAGAAGGTTCAAGTAACCTTTACTTTACAGATGCAAGAGCAAGAGCTGCTCTATCAGCAACTGGTGATATATCATACAACAGTTCAACTGGTGTATTCAGTTTCACAAACGATGCTGGTGACATCGAATCAGTAGTTGCTGGTTCGGGTTTAACTGGTGGTGCAACAAGTGGAGCTGCGACATTAAACATTGGTGGTGGAACAGGTATCTCAGTAGCTGCAGATGCAATCTCAGTAAACATGGGTGCATTTGATTCAGATGACTTGGGTGAAGGTTCAACTAACCTCTATCATACTTCAGAAAGAGTTCAAGATGTAGTTGGTGGTCAATTAGCAACTAACGGTTCACACACTGGTCTTACAGCAACTTACGATGATGCTGGTGACGGTGCAGTTGACCTTGCAGTATCTTCAGAGTATATTGCAGATACAGTTGGTGCAATGGTATCATCAAACACAGAAAGTGGTATTACAGTTGCTTACCAAGATGCAGATAACACTTTAGACTTTACAATTGGAACACTTAACCAAGATACAACAGGATTAGCAGGAACTGCTACTGCACTTGCAAGTGCAAGAACTATCTCGGGTGTTTCCTTTGACGGTACAGCAAACATCACACTAAACACTGGTGGAATCACAGAGAGTGGTAACCTTTACTATACAAACGAAAGAGTAGATGACAGAGTTGGTGCATTAATTGTTGGTGGTACAAACATCACTGCAACATATGATGATGCAGCTGGAACACTTACAATTGACGGAAACGCAGCGGACATCACAGGTGTTACAGCAGGTGACGGTCTAAGTGGTGGTGGTTCAAGTGGTGCAGTTACTTTAAACCTAGACGCATCAGTCGCTGGTGACGGTCTTGCACATTCAAGTGGTGTTCTTTCCGTAACAGTAGATGGCAGTTCAATCGAAACAAGTTCAGACACACTTCAAGTAAAAGCATTAGGTATTACTAATGCCATGTTAGCAGGTTCTATTGCAAACGCAAAATTATCAAACAGCACAATAACAGTTGATGGTCAATCAGTTGCATTGGGTGGTTCGGTCACAACAACTAACACTCAACTATCTACAGA